TTTTTTAGATATTGCGCCGCAAAAATTAAAATTTCATTAGGTCAAAAGCTAAGTATATTTGGGTTTGCATTACCTGGAAATATTGAAGTTAATGCCGATGCAATTCAAGGCCTAGGTGAAGGAGAACTAGAGGCTGTGATTGAAGAAATAAAAACAGATGAGGGCACCGATTGGATGATGCACTCGTAATAGAATATATAGTTAAATGGAGTTTTATATAAAAGCAAAAGGTGATCCCGGATTTAATCCTTCTACGTTAGAAATTAATTCTGATTTAGCTAGATTAATGACACAGATAGAAACTGTTCTTTTTACAAGAAGAGGAGATGTTTTAGGTGAACCTGAATTTGGTGCAAATTTAGAAGATTACGTATACTCTTTAAGTTATAATGATTATTTACTTAAAAAGGTAGTTGCTGAACAAATTTATAAATATGTTCCCTTAGCTAGTAAATTTAACGTCACAGTAGATGTCGATTTCACAAAAGAAGTTGATAGACACATGGTGTTTGTAGACATAAGAATTGATAATAGATATCAACTAGGTGTCTATGTATAATAAAACTAAAATTAAAAATGGCAGATAATAAATTTTTATCGACATCCAGAATTAAAGCTGGTGAAATGATTGAAGACGTGAGATCCTATATTAGTAGGATATACGGGGAAGTACAAGGTGCTTTTACAACAGCTTCTCCCTTTTCGCAGATTCTAGATGTCATTTCAGAAATAGGAAGATTAATATTCTTCTATATTGAAGATTCTACAGTAGAGCAAAACATATTAACAGCACAAAACCCTGAATCCATTTATGGAATATCTAGGTTGGCTGGTCATGATGCATTTAGAGGAGCTGCCGCCGTTGGTGAAATAAAACTTAGATTAGGCGTTTCTAATTTAGACGATATCACTGGAGATGCATTAAATATTCCAGCAAATGCTACTATAGAATGTAAAGATAACGGTCTTAAATATACTCTAAGAACTAGTAACGATCAATTTAGATTAGAAAAATCAAATTCAAATTACATATATGCTCCCGTTGTTCAAGGTGAATATGAAACGCAAAAGCTTACTTCAACTGGAGAATCTTTTCAATCTTTTAACGTAATTACAAAATCAATGGTAGATCATAGCGATGTTAGAATAAAAGTTAACTCAGCGCTTTGGACAAAATACGATTCACTGTATGACATGAAGAAAAATACTCAAGGATATATTGTAAGAACGGGTATAACTGGAGGATTAGATCTTTATTTTGGAAATGGATCTTTTGGAGAAATTCCTGAAATGGGATCTACAATAGAAGTAGAATATTTAAAAATTGAAGGAGCTATGGGTAATTTAAACGGAAGAGCAGACTTATCGTTTAAATTTAAGACAGAAGGAACAGATTCACTAGGAAATACACATGATCTAAATGAACTACTAGAATCTGAATTTACAGTAGCTCCTAAAATGGGAGCAAACCCTGAAGATATTGAATTAACAAAGCTGATTGCTCCATTACAATCACACTCATTTGTATTAGCAACACCAGATAACTATGAGCATTTTCTATCAAGATATGGTATGTTTTCATATTTAGACGCATATAATACAACTGACGATGGATATTTAGATGATGATAATGTTATCTATCTATTTATGTTACCTAATACTCTTAAAAAGTTACAAAATAATAAAGACTACTTTTCTCTAGATACTTCTGAATTCTTTTTTACAGAAATAGAAAAAGAAGGTATTTTAGGATTATTAGAAAAATCAGGAAGACAGATGGTAACGACAGAAGTAAAAGTCGTGGATCCTAAACCCCAATTTTTTAGAATGGACATTAAAGTAAGATATTTTGAAGGGTATACTAAAGCAAATCTTGCTACTGAAATAAGATCTAAAGTTGCAGAATATTTAATTAATATAACTAGAAGAGACCGCCTTCCAAAATCAGATATAGTTGCCATAGTAGAAGCAATAGAAGGAATAGATTCTGTGAACGTAAAATTTACTTCTGAAAAAGAAGAAACAGCTAGAAGATTAGGATATTATATTTCTGAGACAGTTACTGTTACACCTTCTACACCTGTGTTAAAAGACATAGGTAATGGTAAACAAAAAATGGTTTTCTTTAAAAGAAACGTAACTACTTCTCAAGTTAATTTTGAGCCTGGAGCTCCTTTACCCGAAAATGTAATTAACTTAGATTCGTTTGGCGATATAATTTTAGAAAAAGAAGAGGTAGCATTATTCAGAGGAGGATGGCTAGATTCGGACGGATCAATGGTAGATGATTCTGTTAAAACAGGTGAAAAGGCCGCGTTATCAATATACTTTGACGAACCAGCTGTTAAAAATACAATCTTTGCGAAGGTTCAAGCTAAAAATAGGAAAGCTATATAATGGAATTATTTAACGGTCTTTTTAAAAGTAGAAAAAAAAGAATTTATTCTATTAGAGAAACAGTTTTTGATGATAGAAAAAATTTAGGAAACGATTATAGGAAAAACATGTTAAAAAATTCTATATCTAGCCATATATGGAGAAATAACCAAATGAATGATTTTGTAAATTTCGTTCAAGAGGTATTAGCAGATTGGGTTGATTCTGTAAATTATTTAAAAATTTATAAGTCATACACAATGAAAAAGGACGATAAAAAAATTAGATAATAATGTCATATCAAAATCTTAGATTTTTTGATAATAATTCTAACGAATTAAATTTAGAATACGATAGTACGCTAGGATATTCTAAAGGTACTGTTTTTTTAAATGAAATATCAGCAGGCCTTTATGAGACTTTAAATCTATACGTATTAGAAGAAGTTAGGGATGAATTAGATAATGTGAGGTTTGTTCATCCTATTTCAGCAGACGCTAATAATAATACTATTAAATTTAAGTTTGTTTCCGAATATGGCGATAGTAAGGATATTTTTCTATACAGTGGTGTTATGAAAAATGGAGATTATGAGGTTAATGTAGATAATTTCCAAACTAGCGAAATGAGAGATAGTTCTTTCTATAATGGACTAGATTCTGAGGGATTTAAGGTAGTTCCTTTAAATGCAACTGCTTTACACCCCACTGCTTGTTTGGCTAATATAGCTTTAAGTTCTGAAATTGAAGGATTTCATATACGAAAGCTAGAAGTATTCGCAAACCAGGATGGTGTAGAAACCAAAATAGCCGAAATAAAAGTATACGGTGAAGTTGTTGCAGAAGACGAAAGGCTTAAAACTCTTTTAACAAATATGGCCCTTAATCTTGACGAAATGGATTATCTAATATTTAGAGATTCTGACATTAAAGATTTAGGAGTAGATTATAAACTATTAAATGCAAAAAGAAAAGAGCTTTTACTACAGGCTTCAACTATAAAGCCATTTATAGGAACTTATAAAGCCCTATTGGGAATAATAGATTTTTTCGGATATAGCAATGTAAGCCTTAGAGAGTATTGGTTAAATATAAACGAAAAGGCAGAAGGTTTTGGAAAAATGATCGTGGTGCCTGTTGCTAATCAAACTGAAGTAGGTTTCCTAGCAAAGAAAAGCAGAAATACTAATTTACCTAATTCTAATCAAAAGAAAACCTCTAGATTTTCTTTAGCGTATAGGTTAAATGTTCCTACTGGAAGGTTAAATGAATTTGATTTACCAGAGGTAGAAGAAATAACCGATTTTTCACCTGATGAAATATTAATAAAATTATATGCTTTAAAGCGTAAATTACAAAGAGAGTATTTACCCCTTAATGCTAAGATAGTCGATATTACCGCTGAAGGAGATTATTTCGATAGCGTCAGTCAAAGAACATGGAACAATCAACACCAAATAAAAATTCAAAATGCAGGGCAAGATGTCCACTATGAAGTTTTTCCTGAAGTAAAATCTATTTATATAGAAGATTTAAGAAAAGTTGATTATAGATTAGAAGGCCTAGGTCATGATATATTTTCTTTTTCAAAATCTATTAGAAACACAATAGAAGCTTCTATTAGATCATTTTACACGGAATGGCATGATGAAGATATGTCTTCTTATAATACTATTGCCGGAATTCCCGTAGGAGCTCCTTTAATTTTATCAGGAACTTCTCTTAAAGACACATGGGACGATGCAAACTTTACTTATATAGATGCAAATGACACCGACGATGACGCAAATATTTTACACTCAAATGGACAATCAACTTTACAAGATCCTTTTTTGACATGGGATGATTGGTGGAAAAGAAGTGTATATGAAATTGAATGGATTATCAAAGGTCCTAGAGGATATTCTAAAAGTGTGAGAGGACCGATTGAAGACTGGTATACTTTACCATTAATATTACCATACATTGGTGAATATTCTATAGATGTTGCGTTTTGGGATTTATATAACGTTAGAAGTGTTAGTCATAACGAAAAGATTAATGTTAAATCTAAAAATGTAGAAATATATGGAGTATATCAAAGGCTAACACCTGAGTTAGATTGGTCTAACTATAAATATCAATGGGATGAAGCCGGATCTTCTTGGGAATGGGGAAGAGAAAACCTAAACACAGTTGAAGAAAATATAGCAACATACTATTTAACATTAGATAGAGCTAATTATCTAAATAGCGATGAAGACGGAAAAGAGTTTTCAATAGTTAGAAGATTTGCAGACTCAAATACTCCTACTGGATTTAATGAAACAACCGGACCATATCAATGGAAAAAACTTAGAAAGCAGGTATGGAATGATGGACCTTCTATTAGTTGGGATCAAACGAGAGTAGGTCCGGACTTAAACTCTTCGTTTAAATTAGAAATAAATGGAGCGATAAACGGTACTATTTCTGTTTCGCAAATAGACAATTTAACAGGTCTTGAAATAGTTGAAGAATATTCTCCTATTTCTACATATCCTACTTCTAATACTGATTTTTCTGCATGGGAAAATCTGAAAGAAGAATTAAATAATTTAAATCCTAATCAATGGCCTATCTTTACCAAGTTTAATTGGAACCCAGTATATGAAGATACAGATGGCAATATAACAAACAACTTTGATGGCGCCGATCTATGTAATTATATGTTAGTTGTTTCTAAGCAACCTAATCAATTATATGATTTTTACAACGCGACAACAACCACGGGAAATATAGACCCTAGCAGCTTTGTTAAATATCAAACTTATAACCCTAGCTTTAACGATACCTACGTTATTGATGACCACGGTGCTATTAATCTTCTTAATCATATGACGTTTTCATACGATTTAACTAAAATGCCAGGTGTAATTAATCAGAAATGGAGATTGATAAATAATAGTGTAAAAAAAGAAGATATATATTATGATAATCAGTGGCTGACATACTTATTTGACACGAAGGGAGAGTATAGTATTGAGCTAGAATTAACTGATATTAACGGAAATAAAAACATAACAAGAAAAAACATCTTAACAATTAAATAAAATGGCAAGTATTACAACAATTTTAGGAACGCATAGCCTTTCTTCTTCTAGACTTACTATCAATAATAACTTTGATAATGTAAACGAAGAATTAGGTTTAATTGCAAACGTTCTAGACACGACAAACTCTACGTTAACTTTAACAGGTGCTGTTTCTGCGGGAACTCTTTCTTTAAATAACGGTTCTTTATCTACATTTAGTGTAACAGGATCTTCTCTTGAATCAGGAGTAGAATCCACATTTAAAGAGAACGTTATTTTAGAAAAATCTTTACAGGTTTCTTTCGCAGATACCGCTAATTTCCCCACAGCAACCCCTTCATTAGGTGCATATGAGTACACTGGTTCTGACCCTATTTCATTAGGTGCTTCTACTAGTGGACAATTATTAACAATTGCCGCTAATGTTGAGTTTACAATGGACTTAACAAGTGCACTAATTCACGGTGCAACATCTATTACCGTTTTACAAGGTGGTAGTATTAGCTTAATGGGAGATAACAACGGAAAATGGTATATTGTAGGTTCTTATAACGCTACAATTGCTTAATTATAAAATAAAAAGTTTAATTAGATGGCTACACCACTAATAAGGATTCCACAGGAACAGGGCGGTACGATGTATGCTTTTGCTAACGCAGCAAGAGATCTTACTCGCGCCTATTATAATCCAGATATTAATTTTGAATTTTCTAAATTTGCGCTATTAGACTTGCCAGTATATGCAGATTCAATTCAAAGCGATCCGAATAACCCTGATTATGTTGGACCTAACTATATCGAATATAATAGATTATTCGAAGGTGGAGGTGGTGAAAATGCTAGTTCTTATAACGATACGTTGCATGATGGAAACGGTAACGTTCATTTTGCACAAACTTTTCAAAGCTATGCTTTGAATTTAGAGAATATGCTTTTAAACCCTGAAAGCAATGACGATTTTGACGACGTATTATTTCAAAGTGATGCAGAAAAAATATTTTTTAAATATCTTTATCACATTAACGCGTTTAGAGTTAGAACCGCAACTTCCCAAGAGGTTTCTACGGGATATTCTAGAATGATAGAATTAGACGATTCTCTTCAATCGGGTTCAGAATATAGTAAAGTCATCAAATATATTGGAAATATAGATGTAACCAATGATAAAAATTATAAAGGTCAACAATACAATGAAATATTTGTAAACGTTCCTTCTTCAGTAGGATATACTCCTGAGGTTTTATTAACTTCTTCTCCTTTCAATACTAATAATATTAAATTTACGCCAGGAGAAGCTTTATCTGGAAGATCTATAGATGATATACACCCGGATCCATATTTAAATCTTGAAACATATACCGATCAAGACGATGGCACATATAATACGAATGTTAATGAAATACCTGGTTTTGGAATTGATTTTAATGCAAGTGCATATTCTAAAATAATTAATGATCCAAAGCTAAATACTATATTAGATTATTCACAAAGAGGTGGAGATTTTAGATTCAATGCAATACTAGTTTATTATGATTTATATTCTAAGTCTAATAATGGAAATAAAGCAACGAATTTATACGGTATAATATTATTAGATAATTGGAAAGAAGATACAACCAATGATGGATGGTATATTCCTGAGCTTACAAAATACAAACCTAACGAAGTTACAGGTCTTAATGGTAATGCATTTGCTCTTAAATTAAATTTAAAATTTAATTCTTCGCTAGACAATGTTGGTGTTGAAAAGAATGTCAATGATTATTCAACATTCTCTATGGATATTTTCCTAGATACAACGTCTACATTAGAAAATGCAGCACAACTATTAAGAGACGCTAATAAAAGATATAATGCGATTGCAGAGAAGGTAGAAATGCTAGAGAGCTTTTTACTAAACTCAGAAAGTTTACAAGGATTAAATACTAGATTAGATTCGGTAGAAGCAGATTTAGAAAATGCTACATTAAATTTCCAAGATGAAAGAACACTTTTAGATTTAATAACTAATACTAATTCTAGGTTAAACCAGGTGATATCTGGTGTAATTCCTGCGGAAATACAATATAACACAGACGTATTAGAGTCGGGTAACACAGGAGTGTCCATTGATAAAACAGGAAACGGTAAAGTTAGAATAAATAATTCTAATTTTGGTTATAATTTAAGTCAGTCGTATGTTTATGATACTGTCTCTTCTATTAACGAAAGAGAGCTTAATTCAGATGGCCCTTTTTTACCTTCTGAATCTGGAACTAAAGCTGTTTGGCAAAGACTTAAAACTTTTGATAACTTAGTTAGAATTTATACAGACCAGAACGAGGACTTTGATTCTAATCTAAATATATACTTAGACGATACCGTGTCTTCTTGGAAAAAAGGACAGGTAGTCAGAGTAACTTTTAAAAATAAAATTAAAAATCTATCAACTAATTCTATTACACTATGGACAGATAAGAATAATGGATGGTCACAAAAATTATCCATTCCATCATCATCTTTGATAAGTGATATTCCATACATAGAAATAATCTGTATAGATGAAGTAAATAAAACGTTTGAATACGATATTTTAAGATAATATGAGCGCTAGCAATTCTATATCACATCTACTTGAACAGTTTCTTGAATTAAACACTAATTCTTTAGAAACTTTTGAGCGTATCAATGAGGCTATTTCTACAGATAAAGAAACAGTTACAATTGATTTATTTGACAATCGCACTGGAGAAATGACAGCGATTCAAATTCCAGCGTTTGGATTTTTGAAAAGAGAAATTGAAAGAATTGATAAGAATTTAACGTCTATAAGTGGATTAGATACATCAAGCGCTAATGTAAGATTAAAGGATGGTTCTTATAGAAGAATACATACTTCAAAGTTAAAAGGCCCCTCAGCCCCTATTACTAATTTAGCAACCCCTAAAGAATTTAACACTAAATTAAATGATTTCTTTGAGGATTTTTTAAACCCATTATTAACTATTAATCTAGACGTAAAGGGTCAAATTCCAGTAGACACAGAAAGAGTTTATACAGAAAGATTTATTTTTGACAAAGATCATGTTTCTTCTACAGAGGCCTTTGATGAAATATTTAAAGGTCAAAACGATGTAAACTATTCTAAATTTATCTCTAAAATAAAAGAAGATGGATTAAAATATAGAATAGATGCGGAAACGGTTGACATGCCAATTAGATCTATCCAATACAATGGAGAATTAGATGTATTAAAAGTAGAAAATGTACAGAAAACCCTATTAGTAGATGGAATCACTCAAACTAAAACGGTTAAAGTATACACTTTAAATAAATTAACATATTCAGATTCTAATAAGGAGATGAAAGACACTGAATCTCTTAAAGTAGGAGATTCACTGGTCGTGAATACAAAGGAATATAATACTAGATATAGGGTTTCTTCTATTGACTCTTCTACTTCTCAGGTAGAATTATCATTAATGGAAGGATATGCACCTATAAAAATAGGAGCAAAAGCATTAAGAATTTATAAAGATATTGACGCATCAGTTTCAATAGACGTTAAAGTTGGGTTTGACGAAAGGCAAGTTGTCTTTGTAAAACCAATCGATCCTATTTCTAAAATACCTGCTACTGATTTTTCACCAGGTATTGCGTTTTATTCTAATGAATTAACTATTCAAAATGAGGATGGCATAGTTACTACACTTGCAAAATATTATAAAGAAGAAGTTGCAGACTTTGGTCAATTTATCAAAGCTCTTAAAGTAGATTATATTCCACCAGCATCTGAAGGTCTTATTCCAGATTCGCCAGAAGTTGAAGTAGACAACTTTAAAGTTACTCAGATTAATAAGCATTTAACAGATAATGCTAGTGTTGAAAAAGTTAAGAAGATTAAGGCAGATAAAGTAAAAGCCAAAGAAGTAATTAAGAAATTAGACACTACTATTAAAAAGAAGAGAAAATTAATTGCTACTAAAAAGTTTTCTTCTAAGATTGAAAGAAATAGGGAAAAGAATGAATTAGTTTCTTTAGTAAGAGAAAAAGAGGCAGAAACAAAGGTATTTTCTTCAAGCGTTAGCGAAATAAAGGCTATTGCGGAATCTAATGAATTACCAAAGGTAACTCCAAAATATAGAGTTAGAGGTTTTTGGTCTATTCCAGACGCTAAAAAAGTTGGTGATGAAATTTCACAAGAAGTGGTTCAGTTCGTAGCAAGATATAGATACATTTCCGCTACTGGTAAAACTTCTGTAATAGAACAAATTAAATTTAATAAAAAGACTGCTGCTTTTTCAAACTGGGTTGAAGTTAAAGGACCTATTAGAAAAAGAGAAAAGCAAGCTGATGGAGGTTATAGATGGATTATAGAATCTGAAGAAGATTCACAAGCTATTAATTTTAATTCTATTGATTTACCAATTCAACCTGGAGAAAAGATAGAATTAATGGTAAAATCTGTTTCTGAAGCTGGTTTTCCACAAACACCAGTTGAATCAGAATGGTCTGAGATAATTACTATTCCATTCCCAGAAGGAGAAATAGCAACAGACGGAGCTAATACATTAGTTAATCAAAACGATTTAGATAATGTTAAGGTAGAAATCAACGATGATTTAGAGTCTCAAGGATTATTTACTCACTTAGACGATGGATTTACTGCAGGAGATACTTATTACGCACACCAAGCTGATACTGTTGCTTCAGGATTTTTAACAGGAGAACAAACGCCCATTAGTGTATATGATAAACTATTAGAATTGCAAAATCAATTAGAAAGATTACAAGCACAGGTTTCTGGAGCAGTTGGTGAATTACAAGTTAAAATTATAGATGAAGACGGAGATGTTACTTTAGTTAAAAACAATTCTACTGCTAAAATATTCGCAGGATATTATGTAGATGATGCTCCTACAGGAGAAACTAAAGGCTATATAGTAACTAAAAACTTTAAGATAGAATTACATAATACCAAGGCATCCGATCTTGAATTATGTGCCAGAATAGTAGGAGACTTAAAACAGCCTGCATATATTTCTACTTCTGAACAAGAATTTGGATTAGGTATAATTGACCTAAGTACAGGAAATCTAAAGCCAGCTTCTGACGCGGCACCTGATTCAATGGTGTCAAACGATTCTTATTATACACAAGAAGCACGATACGATCAAGTACCTGTCGTTTATCAAAACTTAACAGGAGATGCGAATTCATACAATCATTTTGCAGATTCTCCAGATCAATCTACACAGTTAAATGGTCAATTTGTTTATTCCAGATTTAAAAATCTAGCAAATAACGGTAATTTATATTCAACTACAAACCCTGACGCAGACGCAACAAGAAAGGCAAATTTAACAGGTGTAACAACCGCAGAATATGGATTATCATACACGGTATCTGGTACTACTGGGATTCAAGATAGAACTCACTTAAGAGACTTCACTAATGCTTCTTTCACGGCTATTCATACCGGTCTAACTAGTGATCTAGGTGGTAGTGATGATTTTATTTGGAATGGTACATTTAATGGTTTAGGTAATACTGGTGATTCACCTGATGTAGTTTCCATTTCACAATTAGGTGCATCTGAATATGATAGTGGTCTTTTCTTATCAAAATTTCATCCACTAGTTCAAGACGCTACCGGAGATGAACAAAATTCCGGAATGAATTTAAGTGAAATTATTTCAACAGGCGCAGTGTCAATGCCAAAATATGCGGTAAAAAGATCTAACGATCAGCTAGGAGGCAAATTACAAACGGCATATCAACCTCTTACGATTACTTTTAGAGATGGTAGCGAATCTGGACCTAAAGATAATAGCGGTACAGTTATAGCTAGAAAATCTATTAAAAACTCATTTACAGAGGAAGACAAATATTTATTAGGTGGTCTTTCTTGTGGATCTTTCTTATATCTTTCACCTATAAATCAAGAAAGTTTATCAGTAGATGGTCCTACAAAATATGGTAAAAAAATAGTAGAAGGTGGAAGCCAAAATGCGATTTCAGTAGATATGGTATTTCAGTATAGAATGACCGATTACTTTGGAAAGAACGCAACAGGTAAAGGTAGATTAGGTGGAATATATGGAAACACATTCTCAAACTTGACATATTCTAAGAAAATAGGACTAGACATCATAGATACTTATAAAAATGAGTTTAGGTTTGATGTTGAAGTATACGCTAAATATAGAGCAGTTGGAACAAATAAGAACAGTATTAATAAAGTAATGCTTACTAAATACCGTGCTTCAGGAAGTGGAATAACTAACTGGTGGTGGAATAGAAGAAGATTCTTTACCGGTTACAATGACTTCTATTCATCTAGACTTTATGACTTTGACGCTCGCCCATTCAGGTAATATCTCGCTGTAACGAAGCAAGATATATACTCTAACAAAAATAGAGTCTATTCATAAATGGCGAAAATTATTAACACAGCGGTAAAGAATAGTTTACATAAAAACAAATCATTTGCCTTATTAAGAACTAATCCAAAGCTTACGTCTAACGTAAAGCTAGTTACGGATTCTAATGAAGATATTTATTTGAGTTCAATAAAGGCGAGTAGAACTCTATCTCAATCTGAATTTCAAAAATATCCTATATCTGACTCCGGTCAATATTGTAGGGATGTTTCTCAATTTTATGGAAGACTAAGTAAAGATGAAAGATATAGACTCGGAAGAGAGTTTACCGATTTAGGCGTATCTTCTGATTATTCTACACAATACGAGAATTTATATAATTATGGAGCTTCTTTTAACTTTACAAAGGTATATGATGAGCAGTGTAGAATATTCGCTCCGATATGGTTAGAAGAAAGCGTTCCTGAAAAATTTGTTATTTACAGGGTTAAAGATGTTGATTTTAAAGAAAACATAGGGGAAGGTGTAGAAGGTCAAAATTCTAGAATTCAAGAAATGCTGTCAAATGCAACTCTTATTAAGACGTTTGATTTGACTAATAATTCAAAATTAGGTAGATATTTAAATAGCCATATTAACGATCCTCTTCTTCCAAAGTCACACATAGATTTTAATTTCGAATTAGATGACCCTACGTATTTTAATGGTATTGATGTAATGTTGGGTGGATTTATAGAAAAGTCTGACTATATTGACGACGATTATATAAAAGAAGATCTTCCAGAAATATTAGCAAATAACACTTTAACTACGAGCTTTGAAAGAAATGGAATAATTTCACATAATGTTTTTAATTTAGAATTTTTATTTGATGATAATGATGCTAATGATTATGAAATTTACAGATATTTCGGATTATTCGTAGATGTTCATGAAGAAGGAAAGGTTTTAGTTAACTCGGTAAATACACACGGATATTTAAACTTAGATGGCTCTGTTGATAGCGATAATTTACCTTCTCTTACGGATATTACACAGCCTATTTTAGGATGGGTAAAAGATTCTAATCAAAACTTTCATAATATATTAAATAGATTTAGAAAAACCAGGTTAAATGGTAATCAAATCCTTACTTCATATAGAGGTGATTCTTCTTTATTTGTAAATAAAGTAAAGAACCCTTTTAATACGCCTGTAATAAGTAAAGAACCCTTTAACGGGTTTATCGAGCTAGATATAATTCAATCTCCTTCTCATAATGACAAAATATTTTTAGGAGACCTTTTAGAAATTAGTATAGAAAACTTTAATTTAGGAGACTTTATTTTAATAGCAGATGAAAATCTACAAATAGGTACTTTTGAAGAAAATAGATATTCTGCACAGGGTAATACTTCTCAAATTGCAGCGGCATTAGCTGCAGCTATAAGGAATGCAGAAGTAATACCATATAAAGCCACGTCTATAAAAAACAAAGTTATTATAGACGATTATTCTCAGGGTAGAAATAAAAATACTACGGTTTTCGGAATACATTCTTCTAATCCGTATGTTTTTATTAATATGCAAAGCTCTACTAATGCTAATGAAATTTTTGAAAAAAAGTATAATGAGTTTATCAGTGAAGGTGGAACCGTAACGGGAGGATTGTCTCTTGGAGATTATGAAATCTACACAATGATTGGAGGATGTGCTGTTTCACAAGGAATACTTATATCTGAATTAGAAATAGGTAACGTTAGAATAGGAGATTATGTTAAAGAAAAAAACAAAGATGTTTTTGTAAAAATAATAGAAATAGTTAAAGACCCTTATTCTGATAATTATAGGGTTATTTTTGATAAGCCTGTTAATTTTTCGTCTGATTTAGATCTAATCTCTTATACTTTATATGAAACTCCATTTGGAAAGTTTTCTGCATATGATTTTAAAGATTTTAATTTTGATTTTTACGACACCTCAAACTCGGATACGTCTGCATTAGATTTAGAGAGCATTCAATATAAAAATGATGAAGATAAATTTTCAGTTTCTAGTGCATATTCCGTTTCTGTATTAGAACCGAATCAAGGTAGTAATACATTTACAGGTCCTGATTGGGCTGTAATTATTTCAGGAGGAAACTTTAGAGATTTTATTAAAAAAGGAGACTTTTTAAAATCATCTACCGATGGAGAATATGTACAGGTTAAAGAAGTTTTTTGGACGGGAGATTCTTATAACGTTACTAGAATATCTTTAGATGGTGAACCTTGGTCGGGTTACACTATACCTGTCGCCCAGATTAACGAAGACTCTGAAATTGTTTATAGACCTGGAGATGATTCTTTAAATTCATTTAAATTTAAATCTTTGACTGGAGTCATTGCAGACGATGGTACTGAAAACGATGTTGATTCTAATGTAATCCAAAGTGAATATGACAGGTTAAATGAAAATAATTTAAAAGAAACTTCTATAAATTCTAGAATAATTCCAACAATATGTAAATTTTCGTTGAAGAATTCTACAAATTCTAGAAATTTACCTTATATTTTAAATGTCAATGAGGCATTTGGTGTAAATAATTTATCTTCTGATATTTCTATTTTTTCTGATAGAGATCCTCAGAAATTAAACATGGAACATTTCTATTTGTTAAACATACCTTCATATTTAAAAAATGAAAACAGCATACCACTTATTAGAGATTATGTGGAAGTTGGAAATACAAAAGGAACCTATGAATATCTTTCAGATTCATTTAAAGATACGTCCTTTGACTATTTTAGTTATTTTATGAATTATACAGGCGGTTTTGATTCTAATGAAAACTGGGTAAATGCAATTCCACACCAAATGTATACTATATTTGGAGAAGGAGATTCTATGAATTTTTCTTCAAGCGTATTTAAAGGTCTAAGATATGTATATAAAGACAGAAAGGAATTTGAATTAGATGAACCTATTTCATTTACACCTTCTTCATCTGTTAATGGATATAAGATGTCTACTATATTGTGCTATCATACGCCAGATGAAGACGCAAACCCAGCTGAAGAAGATATAAACGATGATGTTAAAATAGAAGTAATTAAAAACGATAAATTTAAAACAATATCTATTTTAATTAACCTTAGAGTTTCTATAAATGATGTAAAAGAATTAGATAGATATTTGCTATACACTCTTGAAGATTTAAAAAGAGGTGACGAAGTAAAGAACACTAAAATTCGTGGATTTTTAGAATTTGGAGGTACTTCTTCATGGGGAGACGGAACAGGTACTACAGAAATACAATCTTCTGCTCAATCAGTAGGTCTAGATGCACCTAGATTCTCACAAGACATATTTAAAATAAATGAAGAATATTCATACATACTATTTGATGCTCCAGGGTATGGAATGTATGCACTTGAAGTTGTTTCGGTAATAGACGATAACAATATAATAGTTACTGATCAGGCATATAAATGGACGGTAGAAGGAGTTGATAAAAATATATCACTGCAACAACCTAGTATAATTCCTAACAATACACCCCTAGAATATGCAGGAGGCGGTGAAAGAGGATGGAACAACATTTTACAAGATATTACTTCCTATGGGCTTTCAAATAGAATAAACTCGAATAGAGAAATTGATTATGTTACTGTTTCCGAATTAGGTGAAATTTCAAACAACGATTATGTTATTCATATAGAAGACGGTGTTGAATTTATAAAAACTTCAATATTGACTGTAGAAACTGATGATGATAAACCAAAGGCTTTTAAAATAAATAATAAGGAAATAGGATATGATTTAGTTGCGAGAGAAGATGGAGGTTATTATACTACTTTAAAAAGAATGAATGGTTCATATGATCCATTGTTTAGAGATGTTATAACTTTTACATCTCCTTATGAAAAGTACAAATTCATAGACACCGATCTTGTAAGTACATGGGAGAATACTAGCAGAAATCAATGGGCTCGAAGTGAAGAAAATGCATATCATGATTATATAAGATATAATAGATTTTCAGGAATAAATTGCATGTTCTCTTCTAATTTAAAATTAAACGATAACTATGGTTTTATTAAAAATTTCTTTTTCCACAAGGTAAATGAAGAAGGAGGAACAGTTGTTAAATTAAGCCAAGAAACCGATAAATTACCACTATACCCTCTGATTGGAGAAATAGCAATAGATAAAAAGGATTTAAATTTATTTAAAAGTAAATACTCTAATGATTATTACACTAGATCCTATGGAGGTTCTAGGTCGGTTCCAGTAAGTGGTACACTAAGTCCCATAGAAGAAAGATCATTCATGGCATCTACTATAATGAAAGTTAAGAATGAATATAATATTTCTTCATATGACACTATTTATGTTTCATCTTTAACTGAACTGGATATAATTAGATATGATGAAAAAGAAAACGAAGGAGCATATTTCTTTGAAGATTCTCAAAAAATATACATAGATTTTTATGTAGCTGATTCTTTTATTAAAGAGCTAAAAGAGGATAAAATTACTTCTTATTATAATAGATATGTAAAACCTAAATCTTCATTTGGAGATAAGACAACGCTAGAAGACGATGTAAATATTTACATTAGAGAAAACATTATTCCAAGATTTTTAATAGATTCTATAAAAATATATGGAAAGCAGATTGCTGGTTCTTCATCCGAGTTAAATAGTATTTCTGATGTAGAAGACATTTTTTCAGGAGGATATCTTGAATTGACTAATTTTGAAATTAGAAGTTTTGCGGAAAAGCCCCTGGACTTTAGATTAATATATAATAAAAAACCCGGATATTCCTATAAATTAAGAGTCCATTCTAAAATAATTGCATAACACATGAACATAAGAATCAAAGAACTTTTTAAGAGTGATCTAGATCCTAACAGCAATGAATGGTGGTCAAAGGATAAAATTGATAAAATAAATTTTAATTTTAACCTTCTTAGAAATGGAGGTCCATTGGGTCCATCTGGATTAGAAGGTCCTAATGGAGTTGAAGGGGATAAGGGTGAAACGGGAACTGAAGGAAATCAAGGTCCATTTGGTTTTCAAGGAATTGTAGGTCCTTCGGCTGTTGGAAGCTGGAAAAGCACAATACTTAACGGCGTTGATGAAAATGGAAATAATTATTATCAAAAGGTAATTTGGCCATCTGTTCAAATCGGAGTTGCAGGTATGGCTATTCCCGTAATCGGTACCAATTCTAACTTAGACGCCAATGGAGATTATCTAAGTCCATGGTATGGAACAACTGCAACAACCCCTATAAACCTTGCTGGCAATGGAGCCTTTAATGTTTTAACAAATGGAGCGGCTTCTATTCCATCACAGGGATGGTACTCTTCAGCATCATCTTTTTCATTAGATAGTGACGACAGTTCTCACTATTTTAATTTTGGAATAAATAATGTGTCTGATCCAATTCTTGGAACAGTGGCTAATTCTGTTTTCGAAATAAAGCCCAACGACGCCAGTTCCGGTTATAGATATGAAATAGACTTTCAAAGGAATATTAATTTTAATTTTATTTCTAATTTTGGAAATATTAATACTTTAGGTGAAAACTCTGTAATAAATTATCCTTTATACGTAGATGCAACTCAACCTGGTAAAAAAGTAGAATTTGTAGTAGGAGGCTTAAAATTTAATCACCAAGCTAATTTAAATAATGTATTAAAATCAAATGATAATATAGGAACTGTTACTTGGGAAAATGTTTCAAGTTTATTTTCAGTGTTACCTATAGGATCTATTGTTAAAATACCTTCTACTTCTTTTAATTCTTCTAATTTTTATACCGATAATGCAACTGTTACAGATTTAAGTACAGGTGGAACGACTAACATTAGAACGAACTTTGGAGCAGGTAGGCCAGATGGAATGTTTGGCGCATGGTATTTATGTAATGGTAGAAAATGGGGAGATGGCGGAATTATATCATATGATACCCCTAATTTAAATGGATTTCATTATACATTGGGAGTGTCATCTACGTCTAATCCCGGAAAAAGCATATATGGAGGATCTGAAACTTCTCTTTCAACCGATACTAGCACAGGTGTTATTACACAGTCTCATCAATCAGGGTCTCAAAGCGGAAGATACCCGGGCAATATTCAAAATAATTCCGGAGATGAAAAGCATATCGTATTTGGAGAACATGTTAGTATTATTTTTTTAGGCAGTTATGGATATGAATGGGGTAATTTAGATTCTACAGCTGAAACAACAGACTTTTCAGCAGGGTACCATGAATATGTCGATTCCCCTGATCAAGATGGTTTTGATATTTCAGCAAGATATGCAGCTTCTCTTAATCCTGTAACGCGACAGTGGACTGCTGATATAAGCGGAGGTACTTCAATAGATACCTTTTGGCTAAGTGACGCTTCTTTTACAACCGATGGAACTAGCAATCCTTCATCTTCGACAGGTATTAGAGTTTATGAAAATGGAATTGAAGTTGATGACGGATGGTTTTTTAGAGAACATTCGGCAGTACCTGGCGGAATAGCAAGATATTATGAAAATGGCACAGGATTCACAGGTTTAAAACATGTGTTCGAACCCCAACAGAGTTGGATGTGGTATGGAGAAGGTCTATGGGATGTTGACGGAAATTCAGTTGATATTTTTCAAACAACATATAATAATGAACCCGTTTCTCTAGCAACCATACAAAATAGTAATAATCCTGTTTTTGTTGAAATGCATGTGTCTAGTGATTTTCAAGGAAATCCTACCGCTAATAGTCAAAATTCAAACACTAACGATCCTGATTTTACAGATTATGAGTCAAATTCTCATATATGGTCAGTTAATTCTTCTAATCAGATTGTAATTCCTACAACTGGATGGTGGAGAAGCGTTACATATACAGATGCCTTTACAGGTAGTTATAATATATCCATACCTGCCGGTTATCAATTGACTTATAGAAAATATTGGAATAATTCAGACAACGAATTTAAAGGCGCTACGATTAAAGATAATTATATTCCTTACAATAGGACATGGCACCTAGCTAGTGGTGCAAATTCAAGTAGTGCAGCATGTGATACATCAGGAACAAATTCATTAACATTCTATGCTAGAGACGCCCATGGTACACTTGCAGGAAATGCAGTTAGTTTACCTTTTTCTAATTTTTCTGCTATAAATTTTAACTTTATTACAGATCAAATATACGTAAGAGGAGATGCATCTCATTCGTCTGGTACAACCTCCCTAGCTGACACGGGAAAACACCCTCTAGTCCTAGTAAAAGACGGTCCTATAATAGGGGAGCAACCAAACATAGTTATCGCTGATTCACTTTCTTCAGAATATAGAGAAATTAATTCTAATTCTATGGCTCCTACTTTATCAGATTGTAGTGGAGGCTCCGGATTCGGCTCCGGCTATGTGTTTAACTTCACAGATATTAATCCAGAATTTGGCGTCGGTAACGGTACCGTCGTTGCAGAATTTGAGTGGGATGGGCCTGGTTTGAGTACATCTAATTTTAGTTTAACTAATCTACCTACAGGAGTTTCGGGTAGTATAGGCAGTGTAGATAATAGTAATGAAACGGTAAATGTTAATTTGACATCAAATACAAATAACGGAATAAATCGCGATGTTACCCTTAGTCTTACAAATATTAACTATCAGATGTCACAGACCGGTACTACCTCTATTCAATTTAACTGGGGACCATGTCACGTAGAAGGAACATTAATAACTATGTCAAACGGTAAATTTAAAAAAGTTGAAAACTTACAAATAGGAGACAGCTTATCTTCATATAAAATAGGTGGATTAAGAGAAAGTGGAGAATGGAGAAATTTTAAGGTAAATAAACTAATTAAAGAAGCCTCAACAGTTACAGTTGTAAACATAGTAAAAGGAACACATATATCATATATGGATATTAATAAAGGTCTAACTAAAATAACGAGTGAACACCCTGTTTTGGTAAAACACAATAATATAATTCAATTTAAGCAGGCTGGTAAAATATCTTTAGGAGAATTTATATATGTAAATGAAAAATGGACTAAGGTTTTCAGTAATGAATATGTAAAAAAGACATCTAATACTTATAGTATAGATGTTGAAGCAGATGATGTTTATATAGCTGATGGTGTGCTTTGTCATAATCAGGAACAAGAACAGAAATATAACTAATAATTATTAAGATATAGTACTAATACAGATATATAAACCATAAATAATAAAAAGAAGTAATGCCAATACCTATTAATTTAAAGCAGATTTTACAGTCAGATACTCAGCAAGAGAAACTAGATAAAATCAATTATAACTTTGATCAGCTTATTGCTAATGGAGGAGGACCTATGGGTGCTACTGGTTCAATTGGCGAAACCGGTGCACAGGGTGTTACTGGAGATCAAGGTGCACAAGGAACCCAAGGACCACAAGGAACCCAAGGACCTGCAGATACAAGTACTAATTCGCAATGGAAAGACGCTAGTACATGGGCAAATGGAAATCTTAATATAAAAACCATTACGCCTATTAATAGCGAAGGTACACCCCAGGATAATCCCCCCACATCAGTACTTATAGGATTTGCTTCTAACGATCCAGAATATAACGAAAATATAAGCTTAAGTAATTTAGGAGGAGTTTTAAACATTAACAAAAACTCTAATTATTCATTTTCAAATATTAGGTTATTTTCTGAAAAAAATTACGATCAATATTTAGATATTAATCTAGAAACTGATTCAGATACATCTACTAGTACTATAGAATTTAAGTTTAACTCTGCAGGAGGCACCGGAGAATTTAATTATTCAGCTGATAAATTTAAAGTTAGTGATTTATCTGGAAATGAAATGATGTCGATTGACTATGCTAATGGAGTTTTATTTACAGGCACTCTAGTGGCTTCTAGTTCAGCTGAATTCGTAGGAAGTATATTCAGAATCAATACGGCTGATCCTTCTAACCCTACTCCAAATGATCCTGTCGATGGTAAAATAGCAGTAGCTTTAGATTCAGATGGAACTATCGGTTTTAAAACTCCGGGAGAAATAGGAGCAGGTATACCAATAGGTACTATAGTCTCATTTTTAGATGAGGTGTATGAAAGCTCTTCTAATTTTGAACAGTCTCAAACAATATCTGATATGTCAGTTGACCCTACATTAATTCAGATAACAGTAGGGAGAGGAATTGCAGGAACAGACTACGAAGGATGGTATTTGTGTAATGGACAAACGTGGACAAATGGTACTGTATCATATACTGTACCTAATTTAAATTCATTTCAGTTTAATGTAGCGACTAACGCTGACTATATAGTTTCTCCACAAAATAGCGAAATACCTAATATTTTAGGAGGTGGTGAATTATCTATGACAAGTTCTAATAATAATATAAGTACTACGCTCGATACAGACACTACTGACATTTGGTTAGAAACTAGTAATGACGAAAATAACACGGAGTATAAACTTTATAAAAATCCTCAATTAATATATTTAGGGGTAGCAGATTTATATTATAATGTAACTGCTCCTCCACCTGTTAATATACAATTTATAACCAATGCTAAATTTATTACAGGCGAGTCAGCTCCTTCAGGAATTGCTGATTTAGGCACTCTAAGAACAGCTGTTGAATCCTTTAAAATATCTCCTAGCCCTACAGGTACGTTTATAAACCCTAATAGCATAGGCCTAGAACCCAATAAACCTGCCTTAATGCGCATTGAAGTAGCGGCTAAACCATATACAGGAGAACCGGGAGGCGGAGGTTTAAACAATACTAATAGCAATACGGGTGCATATAGTTGGTTTGTTAATTGGAATGAAAGACTATATCCAGATAGTAGTAATTTAGCTAGTGGAGTTGGTATAGGTACATGGAATGATAAAGGAAATTATAACACTGCAACAACATACAGCCAGGGAGATGTGTTCCATTACGGCGGACGTTGGTATACTTTAGCGAAGGGATTAAATTCATTTAATGAAGATCAAATGCAAGGGCTTCCCACAGATGGTAGTTTTAATCCATATAATGCACGAGTTCAATCTTCATGGTCTAAGTTTAATAATACCACACAGAAGTATTTTTATAGCTTACCAGACGCATCTGACGATTCTTCCTCTCTTTATAATCTAGCACCTTCTAATCATGGTGCATGGGTAAATGATCTTCCAGGTCAAGACGATATGTGCCCTACCGAAAAACAAGGCGCATATCATCGCAGTATAACTAGCGATGCTCAGGGTAATACAACTGGACATGCATTCTACAATGCAGAAACTAACAGTTATGTATATCCTCCGCAAATGGTAGCCAGTTCCGGAGATAGTCTTACTAGTTCTAAAGGAGCATACACACAGCCCTTTCAAATACTGATAGATCCTGTGAGTAATGGTGGAACTTCTCAAGTAGCATTTCAAATATTACCCGTTGTAAATAGTTTTAATATTGCTGAAATACAATCGTTATACCCATCTTTAAATATAGATTCTAGCCACTTAGTACAGTATGTAGATCCTTACACTTATACTGAAACCTTAGACTGGTGGACAGAACAGGATGTTCAACATACTGTACCTGGCGCTAATGTTGTTTATACATGGGCCTTAAACGGAAATTATGATGTTTTAGGAACTAACAATGGGATGACGGCATGGAATTCAGTTCATTCATGGAGACCGTATCAACAGGATACAGATTTTAGAAGATATGAAAAAGTAATAATGACGGTTTTATTAGAACCTGATGTTGTCAATGATATACTTAGCATAGATCCTTCTCAACAAATAAAAGTAAGGTTTGGACACTATGATGATGATTCAGGTACTGGCAGTGATACCATTCCTTCTAATTTTCAGCCACTAGGTAAATCAAACAGTAATGCGTTGGATGAATTCGATCCGAATGACGGTTTCGAAGGTTCATATAATTATAATCTTACGACCACTAATTCTACTTTTAGCGTAAGTGATTTTAATGTTGGAGCAGGAAACGGAAGTGATACAGTATATTACACTATATCAGGTAATCCGGGAACTCCGATAGTGGAAACACCTCATACTAGTTTAATCATTACACCTAACGCACCAGATTCAAGTGGAAATGGATCTATAACAATAGAGTCAGATATGGCTTGTTCCCCAATTGCTCTGGGCCTGACCGGCCAGTCGTTTACTATCCGACATCCTAATAGCAGTAGTACTTCACTTACATATACAGGAAACATAACACCTGAACAGTGCCCAGTAGTACAAACTAGAACTCATACGTTCACTAACTTAAATCTCTATGTAGGCGGCGGAGGCAGCTACACTGATTCAGGTGGAAATCAACAATCATTCATTTTAGCAGGCGGCGCCCAAAGAAGCTTCTGTGCAGAGGTGGGTAGTACATCTACGTATCCCCCGGGTCAGATAACTACGTCAATCGGCAATACAATATGTTACTAATGATATGAAAAGTATAACAAGTACATATAAACTATATAAAAATGCAATTCTTTTTGGAGGACTAGCAATTCTAATATTTTGTCTTTTACAACAGTGTAATTCTAATCAAAATTTGAAAAGAGAAATTCAGCAAATTCAAAAGGTATCTGATAGAAATTTAAATAATTATAAGGCCTTGCAAGATACTATTGTATTAGAGAAAAACAAAAACAAAGATTTGGTTTCAAGCATAAGATCATTTGAGTATGATGTTAATACTCTATCTGAAAAAAATAAAAACCTTATAAAAGAATATAATAGGCAATTAAATATTAATACAGAATTAGAAAACGTAAATAGTCTTTTGTCAACTACGATTAATGTAAAAGATTCTATTATAAATGCAAGCGGAGCAGTTACAGTCGTAGAAGACACTATTAAAATTAATGTAGCTGACGAAAATAAATTTGATAAATATAACTGGAGAAGGTTTGATGGTCAAATATCACTTTTAAGAGATAGCGGACAATATAGTCTTTTTTCTTCCCGATTTAATATTGAACAGGGAATTGGATTGAGTGCAGCTATTATAACAGATAACGGGTATGATAGACTTAAAATAAGTACACCGTACGAAGGTATAACTTTTACTAATATTGAGAATATTAATTTAGTAAACGATAGATTAAATAAAAAATATGAAAAAAGGGCAGGATGGTCAATAGGTGTTGGATTCCAATATGGACTTAACCTTAATAATAACCAGGTAATTAGTACTGGTCCTTCAATAGGATTAGGTATTTATTGGTCACCTAAATTCCTTAGATTCTAAAAAAATAAATAAACATGGCACAATCATCAAAATTTTTAAGACTTGACGATGACATCCTAATGGAGTTCATGTATCACGATCAACATGTTGATTATGTTGATGATGCAAGAATAGAGAACGACGATAATGGAAGTCAGTTTAAGTTTTTAAACACTGAAGTAAATAATCCATCTGCTTCTAGGTTTTTAATTCATGAACTTGGATCTGACGTTGTAAATTTTAGCGTAAAGGTAATAAATGGATATGTTTACATCAATGATTTTGCCTCTAGACAGCTAGTATTAAAAAACGGAAAAACATATAAATTTGATTTATCAGATGCTTCTATTGATAACATTGCTGGATTTTCAATAAACGGTTCAACTACACAATTAATAGGAAGTACATATATTTATACCCCAGGGTTAAATGGTAAATTTGAATATACTTATCAAAACCTATCAGGAGAAATAATAAATGGAGGAGAAATAAATGTAGGTAATAGAGCTAATCCTTTATTTGCTGAACCAGAACAAGAAACTGGCAATAGTATCAAAACAGCAACAGGTGAAGTGGGAAGATATTATGCAGTACCTTCTTCCTTTGACGGAAAATGGGGATTATTAAAGAATGACTTAGCGTATTTAGATAGTTCTGAATGGAATGGAACAGATTCTAGCCTTTCAAATGTAAGCGACACAATAGTGGATGCAGTCTATTATGATACAATACGATTACACTTAAAAACTGGATTTTCATTCGGAGCTAGAGGAAAAGAAGGTTTCATGTTTCAAGTAAAAGTTAAGAGACAAAACGGAACAGAAAATTATTTTACCTCTATTGTATATTTAAATCATTCTAACTTTGAAATTAGTAATCCTAATTCCTTTGTACTAGGAGATACTTCATACTCTAAATACATTCAGATTAAAATTCCTTCGTTAATTCACATGGAGGATAGTACGAAGAATGAAGATTTTAATGAAGCTTTTTTTGGAACAGGCGTAGATTCTATTTTAGATGGCACAAATTACGACATTAGTTTAAAACTAATAAATTCAATCACTGAAGAAGCTGGTATAGAATATATTAACGTAGAAGACACAATAGACGTAACTGTTGCTAGAGAAGATGAATACTTAGATTTAGCCGCGAATATAGAAGAGGTAGAAGACATGGACTATTTTCAAGTCTATGGAACTAAGGATGGATCAAGACAAGGTTTTGAGAATTATATAAACACTAGATTACAAACCACTAGTGATGATATAATTATTTTTCATGACATAGAAGTTAGCGAACAAATAGGTTTAGACTTTTTAGATACTTCATTTATGACATTTACTCAAACCGCAAATTATGAAGCTACTATCCCTTTCAGACCTATTATATTTAATGCAAATATCGCTAGTGCGTTTTTTATAAGACACACTATGAGAATTTATAACGAAACTGATAATACACAAATTATTAAAGTTTCTACTATGACTTCTACAAATACCAAAAAGTACGGTACTAGGATGGAAAAAATAAACCTTAGAAACGTAGATCCCACTATAATATACAATAAGCTTCCTAATACCACTGTGAATAGAGAGCTTAACCAATTTGTGAACTCTATAAGACCTACGGTAGGAGAGACTAAATATGTTCCTGTCGCTTTAGAAACATATAATATAAGTGCATCTACTTCTAATGTCAATACGGATTCAACTGAGTCGGAAGAATTAGATAAGATAAAATTCTATGGAAAAGGAAAAACTACTTTAAAATTATCTAAAGTTTCAGATAATTTTATAAAGTTTAATATGGTGCAAAGTTCTAAAGAAGGTAATAAAGCAGTATCTCTTGTAAGTGCTGAAAATATAATTTTAGTTATAAAAAGTGGGAAAACAGAACAAAGAATAGCTCATGACCCTTCATTTCCAAATATAGATTTAGGGCTAGGAGAAGTATTTTTTAAAGTTCCAAGATCTACTGCAGTAAGATTTGATCAAGCAGACACTAATAAATTTTCAGATAAGTTTTATATTAACATAAAGAACGGAGAAACTGAATCCCTGCTTTATTACGGAAAAGTAAATATTATATAATGATTTTAAACAGTAGAAATAATCTATTTAATTTTAAATTCCCTAGAACCTTCGTACCAAAGGAAGTTAGAGATAAGTATATACCATACTTAAATAAAATGCCAGGAAATTTAATAAGTGAACCTATTGATTTTGTAAACTATTCAATACAAGGTTTGTCAATGCCAGGTATAAATTTTGATCCTATACAACAATCCCCTAACGATGGAACTATAACGTATCATAGGGGTTCTATTCCAATACAGAATACTGTTGAAAGACAATTTTCAATAGAATTACAATTACTTGACGGTTATATTAACTATTGGATAATGCAAGACACTTTATTATATTACTACTCAAAGGAAAATAGAGATCCATTTATCAACGATTTAAAACTACAAATATTAGATTCAGAAGGAATACATGTGATGAGTGCGGTATTTGAAAAACCAATTTTAAATTCTATTAGTGAATTGGAACTAAGTATGTCAAGCAATGTTGCAGATTTTTCTACGTTTACTTTAAATTTTTATTACAATAAGTTTAACATTATCTTAGAAATAGACGAAGATATATAACCTAATAATTATAACAAGTAACATGAAAACATTTTTTGAATATTTAGACGATAAAAACGTAACACAAGATGAGATCCAAATATTACAGGAATCTTTACAATCTGAATGGACTGATGAGTTAGAAGAAAAGGTGGATGCGGCTTTAGAAGAGTTCACTAAACAATACGCCAATGAAGACGGAACATTTGATTTTGAAAGATTTAATGAAGAAATTACAAATGAAGGTTTCTTGGGTTCTATTTTTGGTGGACTTACTGGTTTTGCTTTAGGTAAAACAATAGGTAAGACGGTTGCTAAAGTGTTAGGAATTCAAAAAGGTATATTTTACGATTTATTAACTTCAAGATTAGTTGGTGCTGGATTAGGCGCTGCTATCGGAAAACAATTTTAATTTGAATTACGTTTCAGTAGATTTTTCTTTAAACTCTCCAGGGATATGCATATATCAGGAAGACACCAATAAGTATCATTTTATTTCATATATAAAAGAAGGCCAAGGCACTAAGAAAGAAAGAGCATGGCAAGAAGATATATCTCATTTAAAGGGAGTTACCCTTATTAATCAACCCGACTGGGGAAAACATGGTGCAGATTATTCAAGCGTTGAATTAGCAAAGATAAAAAGGTATGCTAAAACCGCAGATGACATTATTAATTTAATAACGGGTATTACAAAAACAAAGAAGCAGTATATTATTTCCTTCGAAGGAACTTCTTTTGGTTCAAAGATGGGAACTAATAATATTATAGATATGGCTGCAGGCGCAGCAATACTTAAAGAAAGAATGCTAAGTCAACTTGAAATATTAGACATTCAAACCATTGCTCCCACTACAATTAAGAAACACGCTGGAAAAGGAAACATGAATAAGTCTCAATTATGGGATGCCTTCTTAAGTAATGTATTAAGAGATCAAGTTCTAGCAGAACACTCTCTTTTAGATTTTTGTGTGAAGGAAATTGGACCTTCTAAAAAAATACCAAAACCCTTTGACGATTTAGTTGATGCATACTTTTTAACTCATTTTGTTAGAGCAAAGATGTCGACCACTGAAGATTAGATTTACCACTGAGGCTTAAAGGCTTAAGTTATACTTACTTTCTCCCATAAAGTTTCATAATTTAAAAGATATATAAAACATGAGTAAAGAAAATAACATTCCACCTGTTTATTTACTAAAGCTTAAAGAAATTTTAAGCGATATGGTAAATCAAAATAGAATATCTGAAAATGAAATGGTAGATATTTTAAGAAAAGCTGGTTTGGCAAGGCTTCCAAATTCATCTTCTAAGTGGATTGACGAAACAGGCGCTACGTATTCTGATTCATAACTCATCCCCCTACCCCCACAATACGAATATATAGATTAGTTATTTATGTGAAACCTTTTTGGAATCTCGTATATAACTATTGAAAGTTTTTTAAGATTAAAGACATTAACGTAAATTAAAGTAATTAAAGACATGGCAGATTTTGACATTTTTAACCTCAGCGTCTCAGACGTTGAAACTCATGAAACAAAGAGCTCAAGCTCTACAAATGAGATCTACAAACCATCCGCAGACGATGGTAAAGACGGAACTTACAAAGCACTTATTCGTTTTGTTCCAAACCCAACAAACCCTAGAAATTCATTAGTTAAAAAGTATGTACACTGGCTAACTGACGCTAACGGCGATGGAAGACTTATTGATTCACCTTCAACTGTAGGAGATAAGTGTCCAATTGCAGACGCATTCTTCAAACTTCGTAAGAGTGATTCAGCAGTAGACCGTAAAATGAGCGACAAGCTTAAGCGTAGAGAACAGTATTACTCTCTTATTAAAGTAGTGAAAGATCCTCAAAACCCCGAATTAGAAGGAACTTACAAAGTATTTAAATTCGGTTACAAAATTAAAGAAAAAATCGAGGAAGAAACTAAGCCTGCATTTGGAGAACCAACTCAGATTTATGACCTATTTGAAGGAAAGAACTTTGAACTTATTATTACTCGCCAGGGTGAATATAATAACTATGATAAGTCTAAATTCTCAGCAACTAGATCAGCGATTGCAGTAGATGGTAAACCTGCAGAAAGAAATCAAGAAGCTATGACAGCTATTAAGTCTGAATTAGATTCTGCACCTTCATTAGATCCTTACGGATATAAAAAGTGGGATGCTGAAACTCTTGATTTTGTTAACGGTATTTTAAGACAATACCTTAACCCAGGTTCTTCGATAGACTCAGTTATTTCTTCTCCAAAACCTACTGCTAAAAAAGCAGCGGTTAAAGAGGCAGTTACAGCAGGAAACGATGCAGATTTTGAATTTCCAGAATCAATGACATCTAAGCCTACTAAAGCTGAAGCATCTACTTCTACATCGGATAGTGATGATCTTGATTCTTTCTTAGATGAAATCGGAATCTAAAATCACAGAAGATTTAAAGCAAAAGGTCAGAAGTTTAGTTAAACAAGTTTGTGTAAAAGAACATTCTGATCCTAACAAGCACATGATTAAGGAAATGCCAGGTCGTTTAAACCTGGCATGCCCTTATTGTGGAGATTCACATAGTGAGACGCATAAAAAAAGAGGTAATTTATATTGGGCGACATTACAATTTCACTGTTTTAATTGCGGTCAGCACTCTGATCTTTATGGGTTTTTAAAAGATCACCATCTAAAATTTAAAGATACTCAAGATTCTATTACAATCATTGAGTATATTAAGGAACACAAGGTATCTGTGAACGAAGTTGACACCCTTCAGCACGGCGTGTTTAAAACCCTATATGATTTATCTCCTACTAGAAAAGAATTAAAGGAAGCTTTTAAGCTTGTAGAAATAGAACCAGGCGATCCTGCATTCTTTTATTTAAAGAATAGATTTCTACATAAAAAATTAAATAACTTCCTATATTCACCTAGAGATAAAAGAATATTGGTTTTAAATCTTGCGCCTGAAGGAAAGATAATAGGATTCCAGAGCAGGTCTCTTAGAAAATCTAAGAATTCAAGGTATTTAACCTATGATATAGAAAAAATATATCAAGAAATGAATAAGGAAATTCCACTAGAAGAAGAGCAGCTTATTTCAGCTAAGAAATTATCTACTCTCTTTGGAATTATGACAGTTAATTTTCAAATGCCTTGTACTGTGTTTGAAGGACCTTTAGATTCTCTATTTATGCCCAACTCTATTGCGTTGGCATCTGTTACTAGATCCACTGACGAATTAGATGAAATACCCACAATAAGATACATGTTTGATAATGACGAAGCAGGTAAAAATAAAATGATGCAAAAGCTTAAAAGAGGAAAACAAGTGTTTACATGGGATAAATTTATGTCAGAAACAAAGATGGATAAATATCCTAGCAGTATTAAGGATCTTAACGATCTTGTAATTGCTGCATGGAAAACAAAAAACAAATGCCTATCAAATATAGATAAGTATTTTAGTGATTCACGACTAGATGCTTATTATTTATGATAGACTATATTAATATGGTAAACGACGAACTTGACAAATTCGAAGAAGATGGTAAAAGACATAAAAATCTTAAAATGATTTTAGGGTTTGATTCTACCGACGTTAACCATAAAGAAAAAGAAATTAAAATCACTCCTAAATTTAAAAAGAAATTTAAAAGTGAAGTATATGTGAAAAGAAATTCTAATAATTCATTATTTTAATATAATACAATATGACAGAACAATCTAATAAATCTAAGATTGTCCAACTCGACGAATATCTAGCAAACCAAAGATCAGAATGGACTTCTAAAATTAAGGAATTAACCGAAAATTTAAAAGAAGGAATTAACCTGGAAGAAGTTAGCTCATATACATTGAGTTATAGGCAGATTTTAGTTGAAAACCTTGCAACTATAGGAGGTAAAATAAGAACACAAAAAGGAACTGTCGATAAGATGTATAAACAAAAATGGATTGAATATTATAAGTTTGATTATAAGATTACGGATAAACAAAGAGAAAGGTTTATTGAAGCGGATCTTTCAGACGACAAGCAAATTTTGGATTTACTTGAAAGCCAAAAGGCCTTCATCGAAGGTTCAGTAAAAACTCTTGATAATATGGGCTTTGCAATAAAGAATCGCCTTGATATTTCAAGATTGTAAAAAAAGGTTAAATGAAAATTGATTTTAACTCTAACGGAAGACAATCAGTTTCTTAGAATAGACGAAGCTGAGGAATTAGAATTAGAGCAGATTAAAATATCTTTAACTAAAAGAATTGATAGTTGGAGATTTAATCCTCTAGTTAAAAAAGGAATATGGGACGGATATGTTTCATATATTAAAGACGATAAGTGGATTCCTGCTGGTCTTTGGAGATATGTTATGCTCATATGTAAGGAGTATAAGTTTGACCTAAAACTCAATGGAATTCAAAGACTTTTTGATAGAAACATAAATGCAGAATCCTTTGAAGAATGGGCTTTAGAATTTTTTAAGGGTAGTAAATTTACGCCAAGAGACTATCAGGTAGAAACATCATTTAACATTCTTAAATTTAGAAGGTGCTTAGCTGAATTAGCGACTTCAGCCGGAAAAACACTTATTAGTTTTTTAACAGTCGCATACATGTTAGAAAAAGAAAAAGCAGAAAAGATATTATTTATAGTTCCTAATGTTTCTTTAGTCGTACAGGCTCACGAAGATTTTCATGAATACAATAATAAGAATAGAATAAAACTAAAAATACAACAGATATACGCAGGTCAAAAAATAAAGTCAGATCGAAATGTAGTAATAGGTACATATCAATCTCTAGTTAAAAAATCCAAAGAATACTTTCAACAATTCGATGCAGTTATTGTAGATGAAACACACAAAGCAAAGTCCAATTCTATTAAGACGATATTACAAAAATGTACTAACGCAAAATATAAGTATGGTTTATCAGGTACAATTCCTAAAGATGGATCTTTGGACAAGTTAACGTTAATGAGTCAGACAGGTCCAGTAATCAGCGAAGTAAAAGCAAACTTTTTACAAAGAGAAGGACATATTGCAAAATGCAAAGTAAAGGTTATTGAAATGGATTATGCTCCTGAAGCAAGCAAAAAGGCATTCGAAGAATTAGCATTTAACAAGTATGATAGAAAAGATGTTTTTCAATTAGAACAAAACTATATAATTAATTCTTTTGGTAGATTAAACTTTATATGTAGCGTTATAGGAAGAGTTCCTAAGAATTCATTGGTGTTATTTCATAGAATTGAACACGGTAAAAAAATATACGAACATCTAAGGCAAAACACTGACAAAAGAGTCTATTATGTAGACGGTGGAACAGATAAAGATATTAGAGAAGAATATAAAAAGAAAATGGAAGCAGGTGACGAGGTAGTTATCGTCGCGAGTTATGGTACTTTCTCAACGGGTATATCAATTAAGAAAATACATAACATTTTCTTTACAGAATCTTTTAAGTCCGAGGTAATCATCAGACAGTCTATAGGTAGAGGTCTAAGACAGCATGAATCAAAAGAGGCAGTATTAATAGTTGATTTTGTAGATGACATTAGAACTGACGAATGGGACAATTATCTATATAAACATAGCAAGGCTAGACAGAAAATATATAAACAAGAGAAATTTGAGTATAGTATTAAGAAAGTCAAATTTGAAGGAGATATATAGAATAACGAAACAAAATTAAATTTTATAATAAAATGGCAGAAATCAATAAAATTTCTTCTTTTAAGTCTTTTACTGAGATCAGAAAACAAGAGAACGCTAATAAACTTAGAGAAGAAAATAATTTAAAAAGACAAGAGGCTGTTGGTAAAATAGCCACTATATTAGATGAACTAGGACTAACTTCTTTTGAAGGTTTAGAAGAAGATCAAAAAGAAACAATCATCTCAAAAATATTTGGAGACGTTTCTGAAGAAGAACTTGCAGAAATTGAGGTTGAAGTTGAAAAAGAAGTTGAAGAAACGGAAGAGTCGGAAGAGCAAGTTTCAGAAGCCTTAGATATTAGATATAAGAGAGATGCTAAAAAGGTAGTAACTCAATTTAAAAAGATTTTTGCAGAGTTAGGAAGTCTAACAGCAGATAAAGTAACTTATTTAGGAGCTATTAAATATTTATATAATGAAGCTCTAACTGATGCTAACTTTCATTCAGCGAGATCAGCTACTGAAAAAATTATTAAAGGTAGATTAAACAGTATTTCAGTTTCTCCTGAATCTTTAGGAAAACATGCAATTATCGTTGGTGCAAAAAACATTATGAAAATTCTAGATGAATATTATTCTAGAATTTCAAATGCAGCGGGATGGTCAGGTCCTGGAATTGCTGAAGGAACAGCAATGTATTTAGAATCTATTGGTGAAGGTTCAACCGCTGAAAAATTATTAGTAGGTTTTAATGCAGCTAATGAGAGCGTTGAATACCAATTATCAGAAGAAGAAATATCATTAAAGGAGTCTAACCTTATTTTTGAAGCAACCGTTACAATGGACGCTATGAATCCTAAAGATAAAGATTTCTTAAAATTCTTAAAGAAGAATAGCGTTAAAATTATCGATATGGTAAAATCAGGACCAACTGGTCACCCTGAAATTACTATGCAGGGTAAAAGAGAGGATTTAGAAGCGGTATTAGCAGATGGAGAATTAGGATGGGATGATGCAGGTTTAGCAGACTATATTGAAGAGTCAGCTACAATCGTTCTTAATGAAGGAACTAGAGGCCAATTTGGTAAAATAGACAGAAAGGGAAATATTACTTCAGTTTATACTCACTACGATTCTTACCCAGAAAATATGTTACCTATTATTAAATCAACATTTAAAAGCGGTAAGAATGTAGATTTCGTTCTTAAGAATGGAGACAATTCAGGTCTAGATAAAGACATTAAGAAAATTAATTTCTACGGCGGAGATTCTAATTTAATGACAGGTAATATTAAGAGCATTAATGATTATATTAAAAACGCAAATTACGAAGCTGGTGCAGAATTCGTTTATTTATGGGATGAAAAATCTAAAAAATGGATGATGGCAGACATTTATGCAGAAACTGGATTAGTTCCAGCATTTGAATCTGTAGTTAACGAATCAGAAGCTGAAAATATCTTACAAGATCTTTTAGACGAAAGAGGAGGAGACATGGGAGAATTACATGGCATGGAAATGGAAGATGCTTTAGATACAGTTGAATCTTATGGACATAAAGGTTCTAAAGCAAAAAAGATTGCACAAGAATTAGTTTCACTATGTAACGAATCCGTGGCTACTAACTAAACATACAATAACATGAAAAAATTAATTGAATTTATTAAAAAGGCATTTAATGCAGTTAAGACCTGGGTTGTTGCAAACGGAGTTGAAGGTGTTTTAGGCCTTATCGCTGGACTTGCCCTATGGGCGTTTGGCTATAAAATCTATGCTGGATTTGCATTTGGCGTATTTGCAACTCGTAACTGGGACCTATTTAAATCCTGGGTAAAAGGATTATAAATTAAAAAAAAAATTGGCTTATAATTTTTCTAGGTCGATTTTTTTAATTATATTAGTAATATAAATGAAACTAGATAACAACTTCGTAGACTTTATTCAGCATCATGCAGATATGCAAGGTATGACTAGAGAAGAATATGTTGCTCATTTCTTATCAGAAAGATACGATAATAAAATTTTAACATTTGACGAATTTATCGTTGAGAAGTTTTCTAATCTACAAGAAGCTTTAATCTTAGAAGGCGGTGCTGCAGGGCATATGTCACATCCATTTGATGAGAAAGATTTAACGTTTGCAGATTTTAAAACAATAGTAAAATCAGGTCTTCAAGGAGAATTAAACTTTGAAGAAGTTGCAACAGAAAAAACAGACGGCCAAAATTTATTTGCCACCGTAAGAAACGGAGTTACTCTATTTTCTAGAAATAAAGGCCAATTAATTAGCCCAGTCGATTTAGACGGGATTATAAAAATGTTTGAAGAGCATGAAGTTCCTTTAGTAAGAGAAACATATGTGTTTGCTGCTAAAGACCTAAATGAAGCTCTTCCAAAGATGAAGGATCAGTCTATATTTAATGAAGGTAAGAACTTTATTAATATGGAATTAATTTACTCTAAGAATCCTAATGTTATTTATTATGAAAGAGATGTTTTACAATTCCACGATATTAAGGAAACTGATGGAAATGGAAATATTATTGGAGAGCAAAAAATAGCAGGAGAGCTTGTTTCCGCATTAAAAGAAGTTGATGCTGATGTTCAAAAAACATTTACAATAATTCCCCCTCAAATATTAAAATTAGGAAAAGATATTGATTTTGAAAAAAATCATGCTAAATTTATAAAACAAATTGAAGCACTAAGAGATCGTTATAATCTAACAGATAGTGACGAGGTTTCTAGGTATCATGAAATGTGGTGGAGAGAAACTATCGATGAAAATTTCCCTAATCTACAACAAGACTATAAAGAAGGTTTATTATTAAGATGGGCCTATGGAGATAAGAAAACTCTTAACATGAGAAGTCTTGCAAAGGAAATAGGAAAAGATGAAGCAGCGGCGGTTAAGAAATTCGACAAAGAAGATGTTAAAAAGAAATATAAAGAAAACATTAGACCTTTCGAAGATTTATTTTTAGAATTAGGGTCTATAATTCTTAAAAATGCGTCCAATTTTGTAGCAGCTAATCCTGACAAAGAAATGCAAAGATTGCATAATCAGATTAGAACAGAGGCTGATAAAATTAAGAAAGGCGGAAGCGTTGCTCAGATCGAAAAGGTAATGAAAGAATTAGAGAGATTAGATAGAATTGGTGGAGTAGAATCTATTATACCAACCGAAGGGATAGTTTTCGTATATAAAGGAAAAACTATGAAATTAACGGGTACATTTGCCGCTATTAATCAATTAATGGGCGTTATAAAGTACGGAAGATAAATAATAAGATATGGCACTTAAAAAAATAAGACAAGTATTTCAAGAAACTAACATTAATGCATTTCAGGATCTTCTGAAAAATAGAATTTTAGTTACTGAAAAAATACAAGGTTCATCTTTTCACGTAAGAAGAAACGTAGAAAGGTTTGAATATTTTAAATCTGGAGATATTCGTATGAATATGATAGATAGAACTATCGTAGGACTATACGAAACAGGGGTTAAACATATTCAAAGTTTAGATCCTTCAATTAAAGAAGAAATGCCAACGGATTGGAAATTTGGATTTGAATATCTTCCTGAATTAGAAATATCACAATACAAATATACTAAACTTCCTAAGAATAATTTAATATTAACACATATACAAACGTTATCTGAGTCAGGTAAAGTTAAAAAAACTATTTATGACCCTTCTGTTTTAAACAAATGGGCAAAAAAATTAGAAGTTCAAGGACCTAGCATAGTATTTGATGGAACTTTAAATCAAAATCAAAAAACAGAATTAATAAATCTTTTATCTATGTCAGATAAAGAATTTGTAGAGTCGTTTGACTATGATAGATCTACGGATTTTAAAACTTCATTTACACAGAAAATAATAAAGATTTTTAATCCAAATCAAACTTCACCAATATTGAATGAAGATTTTGAGGTTGAGATTGATGGTCTAATAATTTCATTTATAGACGGAAAGAAAGTAAAATCTTTTAAATTAGAAGACTTTACTAGAAACAACGAGAGCAACTCTAAGGAATCTAGTCACATGTATCAGATTACTATAGCTGATCTAATCGAATATCTTTCTTCATTTGACATGAACTCTGTTCAACTAAACGAAGAAACAGCAGATCTTAGGTACATTGAATTAATGTCCGTTATATTTAATAAATATGTAAATGAAAATTCTACTAAATTTATAGGAGTTAACTTTGAATCAGCCGACTTTGCAAGCCATAGCGTATTTAAACTAAATAGTAAATACATTAAAAACGAAACCACACTTTCTTTAGTGGAAAACGAAATACTTTCAGAATTATTTAAAATAACGCTCGGATCTTTTAGAAAAAAGAGAAATAAAGAAAGCGATATTCTAAATAAAGAAATGATAGAGCATTTAAATAATATAGTAGAAGAAATAGATAAAAAGATATTCGTTGAAAACACCGACGAAAATTCAATATATGACTTTAACAATTTTATATTACATAACAAAGTAAAGACTAGTGTTAATTTAAATGAAGCGCTTAAGGTAGATCATCCTGAACAAGGAGGAGAATTAGTAAATATGTTTGTTGGTAGATTCCAACCATTTACACTTGGACATGCTAAAGTATTAGAAACTATACACAAAGAAAATGGATATCCTGTTGTAGTATTATTAGTCAAAGCAAAGAATAAGAAAAAAGAAGACGCTTTTAAAAGACCTTATGATGAAAAAACGCAACTTAAGATGTTTAAGGCGGTTCAAAAACAATATCCATTCCTAAAAGAAATTTTTGTAATTCCAACAGGAGGTATTGATACTATGTTCAATGCAATGAGACCTAAATATGAACCTGTATTATGGGGAACAGGAAGTGATAGAATGAAAACTTACGGATTCCAAGTAAATAAAGATTCTTATAGAGAAGATCTTGGAGTTAGAAGCGACTTTAGATTATTTGAAATTCCAAGAACAGATGATAATATTTCAGCGACTCAGGTTAGAAACGCAATGCTAGACGGAGATGAAGGATTATTTAAGTCAACAACACCCAAAGCATTACATAAAATGTATGGCGAACTTAAGAAAAAATTAGAAGATTCAGTAGGTACTTCAGAATCAAATGAAGTTGCTGAATCATTATTAACATTTAAACAATTTTTAGAAAACAATGGATAGGTACGATTTTGAAAGAGCACTACATAGTGCTGCAAAAACCAATGCTGAAAATGAAGCGTTAATTATAGAATCCTATATTGGAGTTGCAACGACCGGAAGTAAATCTGCCCAACAGAATTTATTTAATTCAATTAATAGAACATTTAAAAAGAATAAGTGTCCATGGCAAGGTGTTAAGTTTACTTCAACACAGGATGTTAAACAACAACCTGATGGTAGGTTATGGCTTTCTAAAATGGATGACGATACATTCGGAGTAGTTTTTCAATATTTAATGTTAAATAAAAGCGAAGCAAACGAATTGTTTAATATTGGAAGAGACGATAATGGAATTGGTGCTGGAGAAATAATGCTAGCGTATATTGTAGAAAATATAAAAATAGGTGGAGGTGCGGCCGATACTGACTTAGAATTATATAATGAAAGGTGGTCACCAATTAAACCACCCCTTGGTAAATGTGAGTTAAAAGAAGCTCAAATGTCAAAGGGCATGTTACAAAATTGGAGAACAGGTGCAAAACACCAGGGAATTAATAGTACTTATGTACCGAAGTTAACGGCATTATATGACGCAGTAAAATATAATATTGAAGAAATCAACCCGGACGGAGATGGTAAAGATATGGCTGCCGGTGGAGGTTGGATAAATGAATGGGGAACTGTAGGTGGAAAAAGATTTAAGCATATTCAAAATTTAACTAAGACAGATATTCAGGCCCTTTCTTCTAGTGAAAGAGATTTTAAAATAGGTCCTGGAGATAAAGATAACGGCGCATTAGTAATTAAATTTAATGACGTAGAATTAGGAAAGCTAAGTGACTCTAAAACTGCAGAAAAAATTAAAAGTATAATAGAGACTGAGCCTTCCGTTAGAACATTTACTGAAATACAAGACGATGTAATTTCAGCAGTAGGAGATATACCTACTCCATTCCTTTTTATAGAGTCTAAAGATCATGAAATAGTAGCTTTTCACTATTACAAGAAATTACCTGGAAAAACTAGCGAATTACAAATATATTCTATTACACAAGGTAAATTTAAATATAAAATAAAGCCTAACCGAGTTTAAATAAACAAATACAAATAAAAATGAGCACTAAAAAAACATTTGAAAGCTTTGTAAATTCAATGAATGAAAACGTTGATTTATATAAAGTATATAAAAGAGTTTCTGGAAAATACTCTTTAAGAAAACCTTCTTATTGGGGAGATCTATTTAATCAAAGAGCTTCTATCCCGTTAAAAGAATTAAGTAAATATTCTTCTGAATTAGATTCATTAGAAGTCTATACTACTAAAGAATTAGGATGTCATCCAGATTATCCTATGCAATCAAATTTTAAGGTTCAAGTTCCTCAAGTATTCGTACTATATTGTAATACTGAAAGGGGCGAATTAGGAGAGTATTATGGAATGTCAATTCTTGTAAATACTGAAGGTGCAACATATCCAAGATATGCATGTGGTATGCCAGATTTCGAACCAGAACTTCATAACTTTGCAAATGGAATTCCTGAAAGCTATTTAAATATTGTAACAACAGGTGCTCAAATGTTACATGAAAAAATGATAGCTGAAGGTCAATTCTCATGGATGACACAAGATACTGGAGATCAGATTGGTTCAGAACCTCAAAATAAAATAGACGTTTACATGTACGACAACCAGGGTAATTCTTGGAAAGAAAGAGACTATGAAGGCTATGGAGAATTTGGCGGTATGGATTACTATGACTTAGTTGCAACTATGAACGGATATACTGAAGAAGACGTTAAAACAATGAAAGGTTCATTTAAAGAATTAAGACAACTTGGTATCGATTTAGCGTTTGGTAAAATAAAAACTAAAGATAAAAAGCGCAAAACTCTTTTTCCAGCTTTAGTCACAGATCCTAGGTATAATTGGAAAAGACATGATTTTACTCAAGAAGCAGAATCAGATCCAAACCAATCATGGTATCAAGAGCCTGAGTATGACGATTATGAAGATGAATATGATGATTTCTACAATGAAAAAGAAATCAAGGGTAAAGCTGCCGGCAACTCTATAAAGATGGCACCAGCAGGTAGAACTATTGAAATCAATGGTATCACTTACACATGCCTTGGTAAAGGTAAGTGGGAAGGACCTGATGGCGAAAAAGTAAATTGGATTGAAGTTTCTGCTATGGCATCAGCATTAGGAAACAAGAAAGTTGTATATGAATATGATGGCTATGAGTCAGTAGTTACTGAAGCTAAAGGAGATTTAAAAGTAGGAGATAAGGGTATAGATTATAATGATAATGTTGTAAAAATAATTGCTATTGGTAATTTTAAGAAAATTGCTAAAATGTTTAAGAAAGAAATGAAAGCAGACGCAGCTGATTGGGGCTACGAAGAAGGAGCTGGAGATTTCTATCTTGCTAAAAACATAGAAGCGACTGAAGGTAATGTTGGAGATTTAGCAATTTATCCAGTAAAATACGACATGGCTAACTACTGGGGTTTAGATAAACTAGATGAATCATCAGTTACTGAAAACTATGAAGTTATTTATAGCGACGGCGTAAGTGCTATGAAAAAGTTTAGAAGCGAGAAACAAGCACTAGACTTTATGAAGAAAACTATCTCTTCTAATAAAAAACTAAGAGATATTGCAGTTTACAAACCAGGAATGTATTCAACTACTCAAACTGAACTAGTTGTTAAATTCTGGGGAGATGGTTCTTATTTAGATAACGTTTCTAAAAAAGATAAAGATTTAGCTTCTAAAAAACTAGAAGAATCTACCTTAAATGAAGCTCGTTCTATTAACAAGATTTCAAAGGAGTTTGGAGAAACGGTTAATAAAATGAAAGATATAGTTAAAGTATATGTTGCTGCTGAAGAAGGAAGTGATGAAAAATCAAAATTAAGACAACAATTAATTGATTTAACAGCAAAGAAAAAGTCTTTAACTAAAGAATTAGACGACGCCGTAGCTGGAAAAAACAAAGATGTAAAATTAGTTATAACAGAAGGTGTAATGTCAAATATTCATTTGATGGCATCCGATTCTAAAAACTGGGATGATTTCTTAAAAAAGTTTAAGAAAGATTATAAGAAAGTATTTCAAAATACACCTGACTTTATGGATTGGTTATATGGCATGTATAAGGATATGGCTCCTTTAAAAGCAGGCGAAAAAGTAGAAGAAAAATATAACAAGAAAAAGTTATTAAAAGCAATTAAGAATAAAGACGACATGTTTATTCAGTTAGGAGATGGTACTGAACTAATAGTTTATAACCCGGATTCTAATAATGACGACAATGCAGAAATGTGGCACGATGATGTGGTATTTGCGATCGATCAAGACGGAGAAGAACATGAGGTTAAATACTCAGATATTGCAGGTATTGGTGAATCTGTAGTTTCTGAATCTAAAATTCAAATAAAAAGAAAGTATACAGACAAGCATCCAGCAAAAACAGCTGGAAGATCTGCAAGGGTTAGAAACGCAATGATAGAAGCTCTTTCGGATGGAATATTAACAGAAGAAGAATTCAATAATATTTTAAAAGAAAAATCTATTGACAGTAAAAGATGGATGAGAAGAAATTCTAGATTTTTTATGGTAAGTGAAGAAGGAATCAAGCTTTCTAAATATGGAAAAAGAATTTTTAAAGAAATTACGAATAAGCAAGTAGTTAACTTAACTCTAGAATCTTTTATAAAGGATATATACAATAAATAAAAACTATAGAAAATGAAACTATATACTAACTTCGATAATTTTATCAATGAAGCAAAGGTTATGAAGCAGAAAGATACTGCTAAAATAGCACAAAAATTAGCATCGGCTCTTTCAAAGGCAGATGGCAAAGAATTTACAATTTCTAAAGATTCATTAGATGCTGGAGGATGGGATCTAGATATGGATGGAGAAGAATTCGCAGGTGGAACTTATTTTATTGGAGATGCTGGAGAAATAGTAAACGCAGCAACAAGTAATGACGTATATGGTCACATGGACGACAGTGAAGCTGAATTAGTTAAAAAGATTAAAAAGGGTAAATTTGCAAAATACAGAGCAACTGAATCAGTAGTTAACGAAGCATCTCTTTCGGGTGTAGAATTTGGAAACGATGACGACATTCACCCAACTAAATTTAAACCTTTAACTACATCTTTAAAGAAGAATAAAGTTAAAATGGAAGTTGAAAAAGAAGAAGGTTACCATGGCTACCCAGAAGTTAAATTAACGGGTAAAAGAAAGGACATCGAAAAGGTTTTAGCTGATGTATGGGGACCAGACTCAATCTCTGACTATGAAGATTATTTTGAATCCAAAGTTAATGAAGCTAGATTTAAAAAAGGACAATACATTAAAGCCACTGCCGATAGCGATGATTTTGATGGAGATGTTTACGATGTAACTAACGACGTAGATGGTAGTACGATTTACAAAGATTCATCATTCGAAATTTATGGAATTAATAGAAATGAAGTTATTCTTTGGAGTGACGAGGATGAAGTAGAATACTCAATAGATCCGGATGATCTTAAACATTTTGTTAAAGAATCATTAGATATTGAACTTAATGAAGCTCTTAAGTCTTCTAAACTAAGAAACTTAATAGACATAAGACAGGGTGGTAAGCAACTAATGCAGGGTATATATGGTCTTGCTAAAGTAGCATTAGATAAAGTAACCGACGACATGGTTATCACTAATTCAAATCCAGTTGAAGTTTATAAGAAAGCAAAAACATACGGAAATGTATTAGTATTTTGGATTTCTAGAAACGAAAAGGAAAATCCTTACACACCTAGAAATAGTTATGGTGGAAAAGATATTATTCCAGGAAATACCTTATTAGCAGTCTCAAATGGTAAAAACGAAATGTTTGACAATCATGCTGCATATACTAGAGAGTATGTGGATGGAAAACAAAGAAGTAAAACTACAAGATCTTTAAAGAATAGAGGAAGATACCCTGGTTCTAAAGACACTGTTGGGGTAGATAAATCTCATAGTACATGGAGTGGAACAGGCTTAGGAAATATTAAAAGAATCGCAGAGGTTTCAGACGAATGTTACATTATTAATTTAGACGCTGTTAGAGATAGACTTTCTACAAGTAATAAAGTATCGCAAAGATTTTCTCAAAAAGCCGATGCTACCGCTTTTGATAATCCAAAAGATATTAAACAAGCAAACATCACTAAATATCAATCAATTTTAGCACAAAGAGCAGATAATCCAGATAAAATAGACAAACAAGTTAAAGAAATTATTGAAGATGCTCATCAATTCTTAATGGCCGGTTTAGCTAAAAAAGAAATGGGAGACTATAATGAATTATCAATAGGAAAAGATCCTAAAGGAAGAGATATTAAACCTAGAGATTTAACCAATTATATTTCAAATATATTGTCAGATTATCAAGGATATGTTTCGGCATACGTTAATGCAAAAACTGAAGAAGAAAAATATGGAACTTCAAGCGATTGGTATAAAAGAGATGCTAAACGTAAAGCTCTAGAGCTTAAGCAGCGAATGGCTAAATGGGATAACAAGAACATAGTTTGGTAAAATAAGACTTAAAAATTATGAATAATAAAATAGAAGAAAAATTTAAGTGGGAAACTACTGGCGACAAGGATGATAGAGAGTTCTTAACAGGTTTAGTTCAAAGAACTAAATTAATTTACGGAGATATTAAACCTGCTAAATACGATCTTAACGACTTTGATAAAGACTTAGATAAATTATTAAAGAAATTTGTAAAAGATTCTGATTCTTTTTTTAAGGCAAAGGACGATAGAGACTATGGAGCTAGTAATAAAATACATGCAGATTGGATGAAAGCTGCTCAAAAAGCATTTAAACATGTTACTACAAATACTGCATGGAGAGGTCAATTAAATACATTCACTAGAAATTTATCAACTATTTGGCAAGTTCACATGGAAGCAGAGGCTGGAAGAACAGGAAACAGAGGCTATAAAGTTCATAAGAGACAAGCCTTTCAAAAACAGTTTGAACAAGTAAAATTGTATGAACAGTTTATTAACGAAAGATTTAACGCTAGAAAAGTAAAGAAAGAACTAGAAGGTTTTGGCTTTAAGAACGTTGATGCTAGTGGAAACGAAATTTCAGTTGAAACGGGCTCTTATGAAAATCCATTTGGTTCAGAACAGAGTTACACTTTCTTTTGGAATGGTGAAACAGTCTGGTGTGAATCAGAAGAAGCTGAAACAGAATGGATGGGAGAAGTAACTACTGCAGAACAATTTGCAGAAACTATGGAAACAGCAGAAGGCTGGTCATAATTAAAAAACAAGAACTATGAAACAAGTAAAACTATATGAGCAATTTATAAATGAATCAGCAATTGATACTTTAGCTACTGAAATTGATGATGCTAAAGTTTATGATGCTGTTTCGGATGGAGGTTCTGTTGACGCAAGATCTACTAAAAAAACATGGGACGATGGTGTTCCAGTTTTAAAGTATATTGCTAGAGCTCCAAAAAAATCTGTTAAATTACCTAAGAAATTTAAAGTAGTAGACGACACTAAATATGGATGGTGGTATTTACAAGTATCAGGAGTATGGTATGGAATCGAACAAGATGATTATGGAACTCCACCATTTGAATATTAAGATATGGAATTAAACGAAAACGAAAACTTATCACTTGGCGATATGGCCGGAATGGGAGAAGTCTCTTTACCATCTGAAACATCAGTTGGATCAGGGGATATTCCAGCCGGAAAAGGAGATGCCGAAGAAGAGTATAAGAAGAAGAGAAATAAAAAGAAACAACGCGAAATGAAAAACATTATATCATTTGAATCTTTCGGATCACTTGATGAAGGTAAAACAATATCTTCTTCTAAAATATCTATGATGGGTGCAAGAGTTCTTAATAAAATTAGCATCGGTACCATATTTGATACAGAAGATGGAAACTATGAAATTACGGATTATGGCCGACAGGCAAATGCATTTAAAGAATTTGAAGCAGAACATAATGGTAAAAAAGTAAAGGTAAAATTAACTGCAATGTATGGTGTTAAGTTAGAAGTAACTGACGATGTACGCAGCGCTAGATTTAATAAAGAAGTAAAGCTAAATTCTATTATTTTAGAATCGGTTAATGAAGGTAAGTTTGACGGTATTGCAGATTTAGTAAAATCTTTACATTTCGAAATGGATCCTAAAACCGCAGAAGAAAAGAAAATCGAACTAGGTAAAAGACAAGGTGAAGTTTCAAGAAGAAAGCAAATTGAAGGTGGTGAATATTCACTAAGAAGATTTAGAAAAGAGATTAAATACGATGAGACCGGAGAAGATCTTGGTGTATTTAAACCCGGTAGCTATATGGCTGCTACTTCTATATTAGGCGATGGTCCACATAAGAAAGCCGTTAAGAAAGTAAGATGGAATAGAAAGAAATACGATCAATGGATTGAAGATATGGCAGCTAACGATGGTTGGAAGAATGCATTCGATATGGCACAAAATGCTAAACACGAACCAGGTCTATTACAATGGGCTAAGAAAGAATTTAGAGGTGAAGACGTAATGCAAAGAATTCAATGGGATATTGAAGGTTACGCAGAATCAGTAGTTACTGAATCTATTAGTAAATCTACTAAAATACATTGTATCGCAACACCAGCTCCTAAGTCAATGCTTAAGGATGAGTTAGAAGAATTATTCGGAGATGATTATAGAAATATAGTTACAGAAGTTCAAGACGATGAAGGTTATGAATCAGTGTTAGTATTTAATCTTACTAAAAGAGACATTAAATTAATAGAAGATAATATTGGAGATGTATTAATCTGGGAATATTCAATTAAACCAGGTAAATTAATTAATGAATCAGTAGTTAACGAAGCTGAAAAGTATATCACTGATAAATTTAAAGTAGGTGATAAAATTAAAACTAATTTTGGTGAATGGGAAGTAATTGAAACTGATTATGCACCTAAAAAGAGTTTTATAGCACCTTTTATATTTAAAGGAAAGAATATAGAAAGAGTAAACATACCTAATCCACCTAAAACTAACAAGAATGCGGTAGGTTACAAAGTAACAGACGGTGCTAAATATCCAACTATTGGTTTCTTATATCAATATAAAGATATTACTAAACTTGCAACAGTTGGCGTTGATGAATCAATAGTTACTGAAGCTGAAAGTGTAAAGGTAGGAGAATATATTAAAACTCAATACGGTTATTTCTATAAAAGAGTCGACGGTAAAGTTGGAGGACAAGAAGCTTTCGTTGAAATAAAGAAAGGAAAAGAAGGAAAGAGAAAAACAAGTATTCATGATACAGTTAGCTTTGAAATAGTTGATAAAGATGCTGCATTCGAATCATTGGTTACCGAAAAGAAACACGATAGAGAAGATACTATAAAATTCATAAAGAAATACATGAGATTCGTAAAAACCACTGAAGAATTTAATGGTTCTCAGGGTGGTATATGGGTTTCAGGTGAAGATGGAGATGAATATAAAGGAGTAACAATCTATGATTACTATACGTCTGGTAAATCATATGAATTAGGTGTAAATATAAAGTGGGAAAAAGAGTTAAATGAAAGAGGATGGTACAGCGAATGGTATGATGCAGGAACTGTAATGATCTGGGAAATATAACTCTACTCATTAGTTTTAAACAATTTTAGAATGCTTTGTATAACTACAAAGCATTTTTTATTTATATAGTATGGACAAGATGAGATTCGCATTAATTGCGCATGATAACAAAAAAGCAGACATGGTAGCTTTTGTTTCTAAAAGACTTGATTTTTTTAATAATGAAGCTGTTGATATTATTACCACAGGAACTACGGGTAAGAAGGTAAAGCACGCCGGAATCAATAGAGTTACCACTGTTCAAAGTGGGCCTTTAGGAGGAGATGCCGAAATAGCTGCCATGGTGGTGAGAGGTGAGGTTACTGGCGTGATATTCATGAGAGATCCCCTGGATAAACATCCACATGATGTAGATATTTCAATGTTAATGAGGTTATGTGACGTCCACGATGTCCCCTTGGCTACTAATTATAAAACGGCTAGCATCTTAATTAAATGGTATCGTTCTAAATATAAAATATAAACAATTTTTAATTTAGCAGTATAATAAACAATATGGATAACATTATCTTCAGGCCCGGAAATTATAAAACATGGTCAATTAAAGCGATAGAGAAAATCGAAGCTGTCATTGATTCGTGTGTCACCTTCGATCATCTAGATTCTGCTAAAAAATTAGTTGATCAGTTTTCTATTATTACAGCACTTGAGCAAGATGATGAAAAATCTATTGAAATAATTATTCACCAATTGTGGCTTAGAATTAAGTTACAAGAAAATAAAATAAATGGATCAAAATAAAGGTAAAATAGGATTTACAGCAGGGAACTTCGATCTTCTCCATCCTGGGTATATTTACACATTTGAAACAGCAAAAGAACACTGTGATTACTTTATGGTATTTCTACAAAGAGATCCATCTGAAACTAGATATACTAAATATAAACCAGTAATTCCTCTTTATGAAAGATATAAAACTTTAATGGCGATTAAATACGTAGACGAGGTGGTTACGTATCAAACAGAAGAAGACCTTTTAAACTTAATCGAGTTTTATAAACCAGACGTAAGAATTTTAGGAGACGATTATATTGGTAAAAGATTCACTGGAGATCATATGCCAATCGAGGTTATTTATACAACTAGGTCTCATAATTGGTCAACAACCAGAATTAAAGATTTAATAACTAAGCAAACCATCTTACAGAATCCTTCTATTATAGAAGAAAACGTAAAGTCATTAACAGCTGACGAAGCGGCTAAAATAATTAATAACAAATGAGAATAATAGTAACTGGTGGATTTGGATTTATAGGATCTGAATTTGTAAACACGATTAGTAGAAAAAACCCAACAGCAGAAATTGTAGTAGTTGATAAAATGACTTATGCTGCAAACCCAAAGAATGTTAAAACCGGAATAGCTTTAATTAAAAAAGATATATGTGATGTGACACCCCGTGACTTAGGAGAATATGATTACATGGTACATTTTGCAGCTGAGAGCCACGTAGATAATTCTATAAAAGACGGAAGACCTTTTGTTAGAACAAACGTAGAGGGAACCTTTAATCTATTAGAATGTGCAAGACAAAATAAAAACCTTAAAAAATTTATTCATATCTCTACGGATGAAGTTTACGGAGATATGGACGATATTAGTAAGGACGTATTAGCGGATGAAGAATTTCCACTAGTAGCATCTTCTTATTATTCGGCGACAAAGGCATCATCTGATATGCTAGTCCTTTCAGCAAACAGAACATTTGATCTTCCATATATTATTACGAGAACATGTAATAATTACGGTGCTCATCAACATAAAGAAAAATTTATCCCAACCATTATGAGATCCATTAAAGAAGGAAAGAAAATTCCAGTATATGGAGATGGAAAGCAAGTTAGAGAATGGATGGACGTAACAGACAATACGTTAGTTATTTATAACTTAATGATGTCAGATAGAATTAACGAAGTATTTAATATCGGTTCTGAAGAAAGATACACTAATTTAGAGGTTATTGAAATGATCGGAAAAATTATGGGTAGAACTCCAGAATATGAATTTGTTCCGGATAGACTTGGGCACGATAGAAGATACGCGCTTAATAGCTCAAAGGTAAATGCTATTTTAGGAGAAATGATTCCTCTTTCCTTTGAAGAATTTTTAAAAGAAGAAACTATTAAATTATTAGAAACTCAATTATGAATGCAAAATTAATCGAAATGCTAAGAGCAGACGCTCTAGCACAAAAAGCAAAAGCACTTTTAACTTTAGACCTTTTAGGTAATAAAGGATCGGGTATTGGAGACCACTCTACTAAAGACTTTTATGAAAATGCAGATGAGGCGTTAACTATGCTAGTCGATGCAGATGATAAATTAGAAGCTTTAGATAAGTATTTTCCACAGGACTTATAAAAATGCACTTTTTTTGAAAAAAAACAGCCCGGGATTTTTTTATCTCGGGTTTTTTTGTTATATTTATAGAGTAATAATTAATTAAAGATATGCCTTACATAACAAAAGAACAAGTTTCAGAAAAAAGAAAGCAACTTAAAAAAGCCCTGCCACAGTATAAATTATCTATTACCACTGAACATTACAGTGGAATCAAGGTCGCAATTATGAATGGACCAACTGACTTTGGCACTGAATATACACAACTAAGTCCTTATAGAAATTATAGAGAAGAAAGATACAACTCAGATACGGGAGAATGGGAAAGCCAGCCCGTAATTGCAGATGTAATGGAGGTTATTATGCCTATTCTAAACGAAGGAATGGGAGAAGGATTTGAAGACAGTGATTATGGTCACGTTCCTGACTATTACACATGGGTTCAAATAGGTAAGTGGGATAAAAATTACGAAGTAAAAATAAAATAAGAATGAAAGATATTCTAGAAGTTGTAAAATTAAAATTAGAATTAGAAGAAAAAGCAAAGAAAGTTTTTGAGCAAACTAATGCTAACATCATGGGAGCGGCCACTGAAGAAATCATAGCAAGGTGGTTGACAAAAATAAAAGGAACACAATATCTTTGTATAGGAGGAAATCAAAAAGGATACGATGTCACCTGTGAAAAATTTAAAGATACGTACGAAGTTAAACATACTAATACAACCGTTTCTGCGTATCACTATGGAAACTTAGAAAGTAAAGATGCCAAACATATCGTGTTTGTTAAATGGGAATATGGTTCTCTTTTAAATGCAGAATACGCATATATATTTCCAAATAAGGTTGTTAAAGAAAATTTAAATAAGAGAGGTAAATTCACAATGTCTAATTTACATAAAACATCTCATCTCGCAGAAGACATTACAACTAGCCTAAATAATTTTATATCTAATTAAAATGAATAAAGAAATAATTTTAAAAATCATAGAAAGTTCGTTAGAAGAAATTAAGTTTTCTGATCCTGATCATGAAACACAGTTTGCATATAATGAAGGAGCAGAAGACGTTGCCATAAAGATAGAAGAAAAATTAGAAGAACTATCCGTAAACAAAACACATATATAGAGTATAATAACTAAACACATTCTTATGAAAAGTATTCTCGAAGAAGCAAATGAAATTGTAAATAACAGAAGTGAAGAAGCGGACCGTAATTATGGTCCTTTTTCAGAAGGCATGGACAGAGCAGCTTTAATCTTTAAGGGCATGACAGGTCATGATGTAACAGGTGCAGATATGTTTAAGGCACTAGTTGCACTTAAATTTTCAAGAGAAAGTTACAATCATAAGAGAGACAATCTCTTAGATGCGGTTGCATATATTCAAGGTTTAGATAACTATGTAAATAATAAATAATATGAAAGTTCAGGTAAGAAGAACAGAGTATCGTTACATTGCAGAGGCAACTCCAATTGTAACTTTAGAAACTGAAAAATTTCCAAATTTTAAAGGAACGACTGAAGAAGAGTTTGTAGAATATCTCGCAGAGAATTATTGGGATTTAGAAGGAATGGATGAACTTGTAGGTTCAGATATTGGAGTAACTGACGAAGAAACGCACGAAGCCCTGGCAGATTTGGTATATTCAGAAATGGACATATATTCTGACTCTTCTGAAAAAGGATATGAAGGAGAAATACAGATAGGAGAAGAAGATGAATCTTGGAGAAAGCATGGAGGATTTAATATAAAACACGGATCACAAATATGAAAATAGCACTAGTATTAGCAAAAGGAGTCGAAGGCTGTGGACTCACAAGACACACAATCGAATTTTATAATTGGCTTATTAAAGAAGGTCATGATGCAACCATTTATGCAGCTATCGAAAAAAGATGGCCTCGTCATAAAATGACAGACATCGTAGCAACTGAATTCAAAAGAAAAGATATCCCTAATATCGCAAAAGAACTTGAAAAAAATGATGTAGTTTATTACACATCATATCCACACAAATCAGTTGGAGATGAGTTTAACGAAGACTTTATCGAACACTGTATTTATGGTCTTGAAAATCCTATTAAAATAGGAAATTGCCTTGACCACAATACTGCAAATCTTGCAAAGAATTATAAATATTGGGAGATTATGAAATCCATGGATGCAATGTTTAATTATTCAGCAAGATCTAATTTTGCAAATAAATTAAGAGAACATGCACCTGACACGCCTCTCATCGAAATGAATCTTAATCCCTATGACTATGATGCTTGGAATCATGTTGTAGTTCCAGTTGAAGAGCAAGAAAGAAGAACTACTTATTTTGGTAGATTTGCAGGATTTAAAGATCCTTTTAGAATGTTCGATATTATGGAATTAATGAAAGATCATAATTTTGTAACAGAATGTAGAGGAGTTGAAAGATCAATGGGAGCTCTTCCTATGTTTCTTCAAGAAGATAGAAAAACTTTAAGACCAGACATCTTTGAAGTAAACGAAAAAAAGAATCCAATTACATATCCACAGGAGACTAATAAACTATACATTCACGGACCTTATAATCTAGCTGAAGGAATGGGAGAACTAGGAAAATCAATGTTTGGTGCAGAGTTCTTTAATCTTCCTGAAAGACTTTACGGTTCTATGATAGAATATGCAATGTGCGAGGTAATCGCAGCAGGAACTATTCCTCTTTTCGATAAACACTGGGGAGAACATGTAATTCACAGAACAGAAGGAGTTCCGTTTATTCAATTAGAAGATTTTGCAATCTTTGTAGATAGAGATAACATCGAAGCCTCTATTCCGTTGATGTTAGAATTAGCAAACGATCATGAAAGAAGAGATAAGTTCAGAAAAAACTCACTAAGATTGGCTAAATTACATAACGCCCCAGAAGTTGTTAACACTGATCTCTTCGAAGCTATTAACAATGTTAATAAAAGATCTGTAGAAAAACCAGTAGAATTAAAAACAAATTCATTGTTTTAAGTATTATAATAAAGTAGCGAAAAAATGGCAAACATAGACAACGAATGCAAAGACTTAGAAGTTAAAGACTTCTATGCAGAATCTACCACCCACCTGGCAGATATTATGGAAAACCAAAAGAAAATGCAAGAGCAGACTTACGGTTTTAATTTTGAAAACATGACACTTAGGGAAGTTATGAATTTTTGGCACTGTAACACGCATGCAGTTATTGATGAAATTCATGAAATGACAGATGCCTTAGGAGGTATTAAAGACGGCAGCGGAAATGCTATCTGGAAATATTGGAAAAAAGATTTTACAAAATTTGATAATCTTAAAGTTTCAGATCTTTCTGAAAATGATAAGAAAGAACTATATATGGAATGGGTAGATATTCTACACTTCTTTATTAATTATGCGGCATCAATTGGCCTCGATGCTAAAACAGCATACAACTATTATTTCGCAAAAGCAGAAGAAAATGTTCAACGTCAAAAAAGAGGCTATTAATGATATTAGACATTGAACAAAGAGACAAGGATGTAATTATATCATATTACGACACCGAGGGTAAAGTAGCTTTTAAACAATATCCAGTTCAGCAATATCAAAATTGGTATGTATGTGACGGTAAAGATAGAGGTAGAAGTTTAGACCATAAAAACTGGGACGGAAGATCAGTGAAGCTTGGTAACGCAAGAAGATACAATAAATTTTCTTTAACTTATTTCCTAGACTCTTTACCTGAAAAAGATAAAGAAGAAATTTTTGCATATAATATGCCTAAAACATATTTTGTCGATATTGAGACAGAAATTGTTGATGGTTTTCCAAAAGCAGAAGAAGCAAAAAGTAGAATTCTATCTTTTTCTATTATCACACCTGATCATAAAGCAATTGTTCTTGGATTAGAAGATATGTCTTCTTCTAATATTCAAAAGATTGAAGAAGATACTAATAACTATTTTAAGAACTTTGATCAAGATTGGGAATTTAGGTATCATAAGTTTGAAACTGAATATGATATGGTCTACACCTTCTTAATGAAATTTCTACCTAAGTTTCCAATGATGACAGGCTGGAACTTTATTAACTATGACTGGCAATATATTGTAAACAGATGTAAAAGACTTCAAATAGATGTTGCAGAAGTTTCTATGACTCAATCTTTAGATAGAAATGATAGTAGGCCTTTACATATTGGAATCTTAGATTACATGCAACTTTATGATAAGTATGATAGATCTGTAAAGGTAAAGGAATCTAATGCACTTGATTATGTAGCAGGACAAGTTCTAAATGTAAATAAGATTAAGTTTACAGGTTCACTCCAAGACCTTTACAGAGATGATTTTACTAAATACATTTATTATAATGTAGTTGACTCGGTTCTTGTATATTATATCGATCAACAATTAAAGTCAATGGAAGTTCTATTAACTCTTGCAAACATTACAAAAATGCCTCTCTATAAAGCTGCATCTCCGGTTGCTGTAACAGAATCATTGATTGCAAGAAAACTTTCAGAAGAAGGTAAAAGAATTGGCTCAGAATCTAAAGAAGATGGAGAAAAGAATGGACAATACGCTGGGGCTTTTGTAAAAGAACCCATCACAGGGTATTATGAAGGTGTAAGTGCATTTGACTTTGCTTCTCTATATCCTTCTATTATGAGACAATTTAATATTTCACCAGATTCCTTTATAGAAAAAATAGATTCTAGTGAGATAAAAGAAAGAAGAAATGACAAAGAAGTTATTGTATGTGAGAACGGAGTTGTATACAAGCAAGAAACTTCAATGTTAAAAAAAATATTAGCAGATCTATATGATCAGCGTAAAGCATATAAGAATACCTCTTATGAGTATTTTACAAAAGCTGATAAACTTAGAAAAAGATTAAGTTAATCTTTTTCTCTCAGGATGGTAGTTAACATATGTACTCGAATATATAACACCTATCAACCCGAGACCAACTGTCAACAGTGTGGTCTTTTTTAGACTTAGGTCTATTGTGTAAAAAATTAAGAAAACGTAAATTATGAATCCATCAATTTTTAAAGAAAGAGTAGAATTTAAGCCTTTTGAATATCCAATATACTATACAGAAGGATGGTTAAAACAGGCACAGGCATTTTGGTTACATACCGAAATTTCAATGCAAGGAGATGTAAAGGATTGGAATGAGAATCTTTCTCCTTCTGAAAAAAACTTAGTTGGTAATATTCTTTTGGGGTTTGCACAAACTGAATGTGCAGTTTCTGATTATTGGACCAATATGGTCACAGACTGGTTTCCTAAACATGAAATTAGACAAATGGCTATGATGTTCGGTTCACAAGAAACTATACATGCAACTGCATATTCTTATTTAAACGAAACTTTAGGATTAGATGACTTTTCAGGATTTTTACATGAACCTTCTACTGCCGAAAGATTTGAGTTCTTAATGAATACCACTTCTGAATATAAGCACAATGATCTTGAACATAACTCAGAGGCAAGGAAAGAAGTTGCTAGATCTTTAGCTATTTTTTCAGCATTTGCAGAAGGAGTAGCTCTTTACTCTTCTTTCGCAGTCCTTTATTCCTTTCAAATGAGAAACCTTCTTAAAGGTATTGGCCAACAAATGAAGTGGTCAGTAAGAGACGAATCTTTACACTCAAAGATGGGATGCCAATTATTTAATCACATGTGCGAAGAATATCCTACACTAAGAGATGAGATAGAAATGGAAGTTAAAGAGGCAGCAAGGCTTATGATAGATATGGAAATGCAATTTATTAATAAGATGTTTGAAATGGGAGATCTTGAAAACCTAAAAGCTTCCGACTTAAAGGAATTTATTAAGAAAAGAGGTAACGAAAAGCTTGCAGAATTAGGTTATTCTTCCGTGTTTGAATATAATAAAGAAGCCGCTTCTGAATTAGATTGGTTTTATCACCTCACTGGAGGACACACGCATACTGACTTTTTTGCAATTAGGCCAACTGATTATTCTAAAGCAGGAGAAGATGAAAATTGGGATGAAGATGATTTATTTTAAAAGATAATATAAATAAAGATGATTAGAAATTATAATGATGCTCCAAGTCCGGAGTATAACGAAAAGGGAAAAGAAAGAAATTGCGGAGAATCAGAAGGATGGAAGCTAGGAATAGATTTTCCAGTATGGGCAAACACAGAAGTATATGTTAAAACTGTATCTAAAGGTTATCTTTTAGAAGGAGAAACTCCAAAGGACGCATATTGGAGAGTTTCAACAACAGTGGCACATAGGTTAGGAAAACCAGAATTAGCAAGTAAATTTTTCGACTATATGTGGAAAGGATGGTTAAATCTTGCAACTCCAGTTTTTTCAAACACAGGTTCAGAAAGAGGTCTTCCAATTTCATGTTTCGGGATAGACGTTGCTGATTCAATTCACGATATAGGTTCAAAGAATTTAGAATTAATGTTACTTGCTAAACATGGAGGTGGTGTTGGCATCGGAGTAAATCAAATAAGACCGGCAGGGGCAACTATTACAGGAAACGGAACCTCAGACGGAGTAGTTCCATTTATAAAAATTTACGATTCTACTATTTTAGCAACTAATCAAGGTTCAGTAAGAAGAGGTGCAGCATCAGTTAATATAGATATAGAACATGATGATTTTTGGGAATGGTTAGAGGTTAGAGAACCTAAGGGTGACGTAAACAGACAATGTTTAAACGTACATCAGTGTATTGTAGTATCTGATGGGTTTATGCAAAAGATCGAGGCTGGAGATAAAGAAGCTCGTAAAAGATGGGCCGCTGTGATTAGAAAAAGAAGAGCAACGGGAGAACCTTATATAATGTTTAAGGGTAATATCAATAGAATGAATCCCGATGCATATAAACAAAATGGTTTAAAGGTTTATATGACTAACATCTGTTCTGAGATTACTTTACACACTGATGAAAATCATTCATTCGTATGTTGCCTATCTTCTGTGAATCTTAAGAAATACGATGAGTGGAAAGATACTGATTTAATTTATACAGCAACATACTTTTTAGATGGAGTACTTCAAGAATTTATTCACAGGGCAAAATACATGAGAGGGTTTGAAAATGCAGTTAGATCCGCAGAAAAGGGAAGAGCATTAGGCCTTGGAGTCTTAGGATGGCATACATATTTACAAGATAGAAATATTCCATTTGACTCATTATCTGCACAATTTGAAACTAGAAAAATATTTTCACAAATTAAAGTAGAAAGTGAAAGAGCAAGTAGAGATTTAGCTACAGAATTTGGAGAACCGCTATGGTGTGTAGGAACTGGAATGAGAAACACTCACCTAAGAGCAATCGCCCCTACAGTTTCTAATTCTAAATTAGCAGGCAACGTTTCTCCAGGTATAGAGCCATGGGCCGCAAATGTATTTACTGAACAAACAGCAAAGGGAACTTTTATTAGAAAGAATCCTGCACTTGAAGACATGCTAACTAAGATTAAACAAAATAAGAAAAGTGTATGGGATAAAATATTAGAAGATGGAGGTTCTGTTCAAGGAGTTGATATATTAGATGAATATTGGGTAAAAGAAGGAAGTAACGATGCTCCAATCAGACAGACTGCCTATGACAAATTAACTGATCATGAAAAAGATCTTTATATTTCAGTTAAAGATGTGTTTAGAACATTTAAGGAAATTAATCAGATGGAATTAGTAAAACAGGCGGGAGTTAGACAGCAATATGTAGATCAAGCAGTTTCTTTAAACTTGGCATTTCCTACTCAAGCAGAACCTAAGTATATTAACCAGGTTCATTTAGAAGCTTACAAACAGGGAATAAAAACACTCTATTATATGAGAACTGAATCAGTATTAAGAGGAGATATTGCGCAGCGAGCGATGGATGATTGTTTAGCATGTGACGGATAAAGGTGTGGTTTGAAGACCACGTCTTAGGGCCGAGATAGTTCTCGGATTTTAGAAGCCAGGAGTTCGCTACTTCCTGGCTTCGTTTTTTACTGAAACAATTTATGATTTTTGTGTAGAATAATAAACAAATAAAAATTATACATTCATGAAAATTTCAATCAGTAAGGTCGATTCAAACAACTTCATCGGCTTCGTAAATAGACTTAAAGTAATTGATTCTTTTGTCTATTTTAAATTAAAGGATGGCGTAGTACAAGCATCAGCTTACTTGCCACAAAGAGATGCAGTTAAGCATCACAGAATGCCAATTGCCCAAGTATTTCAATTAGAAGACGATGCTATTAAAACAGAAAAAGAATTAAAGATAGCATTCTTTGACGCTTCCAAAATTACAGATGCATTTAAGCAGTTTGACTATGACGCAATTTCTGCAGAAATAGAATTTGTAGAAAACGAAGAAGATTGTGTAGCAACTACATTTAAAATCTTTAATGACGAATTAGAAATCACATTAGCATGTTCTGAGCCATCATTAGGATATAAAGACCTTACGGATTCTCAAATTCAAGGCATTTTTAACACTGAAGCGTCTACTTTCAAGTTTGACTTAGACTATACTTCACTTGCCAAAGTGAGAAACTTATTCTCATTAGATAAAGAAGAAACATTCTCAATCAATGCAAATGGAAATGGAGTTAAATTATTAGGTAAAACTTATAATATGCTAGTAACACCTGATTATGATGGTGATTCAGGAACTAATGTAACTCTTTTCAAAAAATACCTAAATCTTTTAGATAAAGAAGATTATACGGCGCATGTCTTAGACAATAGAGTTGTTCTAAGATCTAATGACTCTGAAACCCTATTAACTATTGCAACTTGTCAAACTGCGGAGTAATAGATGGATATAAACACACTGATTAACAAGCCCGAAGATGACCTTACTAGGGATGAAATGCAAATCTTGGCGGACCATTATCAAACAATGTCCGCCAAGTATACTGCATACGAGCAAGCTGTAAAAGTAACGCTTAACTCTATCTATGGCGCATTTGGTAATAAGTGGTTCCACTTCTTCAATATTGATATTGCTGAATCAATTACACTTCAAGGTCAAAATGCAATCTTATATTCTGAAAAGATTTTAAATAAGTATTTTCAAGAGTTTTGGCCGAAAGATAGTAAGGTTCATGAACACTTTAGCATTTCTATTAAAAATAAACTTGTAAGACCTTCTGTAGTTTATATCGATACAGATTCATGTTACGTGCAGTTTGAAGAAATGTACGAATCTATTGAATGGTACGGTGAACAGATGCCTATTGATAAATTCATCATGGAACTATATAATTTTAGACTTAAAGATTATATTACAGGTGCCATGAAAAAATACGCAGAAGCCACGAACACAGATAACTTCTTGTTTTTCGAATTAGAAACTATAGCGTATTCTGGAATTTGGTTAGCTAAGAAAAAGTATTTACAGGATATTGCATGGGAAGATAAATTAGAAATAGATGACAGATACCCTTCTCTTAAGAAAATTAAGACAATCGGATTTGATACTATTCAGTCTTCCACTCCTACACTTGCGAGAAAGCATTTAACCGAAGCTCTCAAATTAATTCTTTCTGAGAAACCAACCGCTGACATGTTAAGTAGATTAGTTTCTTTTTTGAAAACTGCAAAGAAAGAGTTTAAAATGGCTAACGTTGACGAAATATCTTTTAATAAAAGAACAAATAACATTGAAAAATATATCGTAGACGACACCATAGAATTTCAATATGGATTAAAATGTCCTCCAAATGTTAAAGCAGCAGGATTTTATAATTTCTTAATGAATCAGAATCCTAAGTATAAGAACAAGTATAAAATGATAGGTAATGGTGAAAAACTAAAACTATATCATTGTAACCATAATGTATGTGAAATGTATGCATATCAGCCGGGTGCTCATCCGTATGAGATTGCTCCACAAGTAGATTATGAAACTCAATTTGAAAAATCTGTAATAGATCCGATTAATAGAGTTTTAACTTCAGTGGGTCTTCAAAGACTAAATAGAAACTTAATTTACTCTACGTCATTATTCTAAAAATAAACAAAATGAATTTTAAAAGTAAAATAATAGAATTAGTAAAAACAAACCCCAATAATTACGAACTAGGGGATAAGATTAGAAAACTAATTTGGCCGGAAGTTATCAAAGAACTTGAAGCAGATAAAAAAGATAAAAATCAAATTAGTATATTTGACGAAATAAAAGAAAGAGAAAATGCTAGATCCAACTAAACTTAATGAAGAACAACAAGCCTTTGTTGTAAAATATAAAGTTATTTACGATAAGTTAATTTCTCTACAAGATAAAATGGATTCTTTAAAGAAAGAATCCGATGTTCTAATAAAAGAACTCGAAACATTAAGAAAACAAGAAAAAAAATTATTCAAAGATGGCAAAAAATAAAGATTTTACATTTGACGATTTAAATAGCGAATTAGCTAATATAAATCCTTTAGGTTCTATTATGGAAAGTTCCAACTTTTCAGAAGTAACAGATTGGATTCACACAGGAAACTACCACTTAAACGCATGCGTATCAGGTTCATTGTTTAAGGGATGGCCCAATAATAGATCATCTTCTATTGCAGGTCCTTCAGGAACTGGTAAAACCTTTTTAATGCTAAACACTGTAAGAGAAGCTATTGATAAAGGTTATAGCGTAATTTACTATGACTCAGAAGCAGCAGTTGATAAAGAGCAAATGGAAAAGTTCGGAATTGATACTTCTAAGGTAAATTATCAACCAACTAACACTGTTCAAGATTTTAGAACTTCTGTAACTACGATTACTAAGAAAATGCAAGAAGCTAAAAGAGCCGGTGGAGAAGTTCCTAAGGTAATGATTATTTTAGATTCAGCCGGTAACCTAGCAACTGCGAAAGAAATAGCAGATGCAGCGAGCGGTTCTGATAAATCAGATATGACTAGATCTAAGGTTTTAAAATCTATCTTTAGAATTATAATGACCCCATTAGCAGATCTTAAAATACCTTTCTTATTTACAAACCACACATACCAATCTCAATCCTTTATTCCAATGCAAATCGCAGGAGGTGGAACAGGACCACAGTATGCAGCATCAATTGTATTGATGTTAAATAAGGCGCAATTAAAAGACGGAGCAGAAAAGGTAGGTATCATAGTTACTGCTAAGCCAGATAAAAATAGATTTGCAAAACCACATCCTATTAAGTTTCACTTAAACTTTACAGAAGGTATGAATCCTTATGTTGGATTAGAACAATACGCAACATGGGATATATGTGGAATCACAAGAGGAAATATCGTAAAAGGAGAAAAGATTCCAAAGGCAACGGCAAGAACATGGATATGTAAACACCTAGACCATACAGTTGCAAACAAAGATTTCTTTTCAGATCTAGTATTTACGCAAGAAGTCTTAGAGCAAATTGAAGCTCACATTCAACCAATATTTAACTACAATACTGAGATTTCTCAAATCGATGTTGAAGAAATGTTAGAAGACAGTGAAGCATAATGGAGTTAAATATAAACAAGATAGATGAGGATAAGTTGCCTATAAAATATGTATTAGGTATTCAAGAAGAGCTCGAATCTTTTCCAGATGCATTTGACATATTACATATATTTATTACAAGGGCGGTAAGGCAACCTGATAGACAAAAGGCAAGTTTTACTAAACATGCTCTTAAAAAATATTTTGCAAAAGGAAAAGACGAGAATATAGAAAAAGGATTAGAAGAAGCAATAGGAATGGGTCTTATAGAACAGACCAATGAAAACGAAGGAAAGGAAGCATATAAAATAAAAATAAATCCTTTCCTATAATGATTATCCAAATCAAAAAAACAAAAAAAGAATTAACAGTAGAATAACTATAAAAAAACAAATATGAAGTTTGGACCCGATTTTGAAAAAATATTCTTTAAGTTATCTCTACAAAAACCTAAATATTTAGGCAATATTAAGAGAGGATTTTATACCTCTGAAGATATAGACTTAATTCATTTTTTAACCACTAAATTCTACGATAAGTTTCACGAAACTCCAACTAATGAGCAAATGAAACTACTTATCAAAAATGATAAGATAGCTGGAAAAGTAGAAGAATCAATAGTAGATATAGTATATGACGTAGACCTAGATCAATATGATGAAGAATGGTTAACTTCTACTGCAGAAGCATGGATAAAATGGCGTAATTTTGATAACACTCTTATCGATACAATAGAGTATATCAAAACTACCGAAGTAACACCGGATAATGCAGACTCGATCATCTCTAAGGTTAAAACTTTAATTAATGATAGAAACTCAATCGTATTTAATTCTGATCTTGGATTAGACTTCTTTAAACCCGAAGACCACTCTTTTGAAGATGCTGAAAAGGTTTCCACAGGATATAATTTTTTAGATAGAGCCCTTAACGGAGGATACGATAAAGATGGATCTTTAGTAGTTTATGTAGGTGAACAGAACATCGGTAAATCGATTTATCTTGCAAATGATGCAGCAAACTTTGTTAAGATGGGAACTAACACTGCAGTTATAACAGCGGAAATGTCAGCTCCTAAATTTATGAAAAGAATAGGTTCTAATTTATTAGGAATTGATATATCTGATTACGAAGAAAAATCTAAGAACGCAGATTTAATTAAAAGAAAGTTAGAAACAGTAGGAGACGGATTTACCCCACCTGGTCAATTATTTGTTAAACAATTTCCAACTTCACAGGCGACGGTCCCAGATATTGAAGCCTATTTAAAACAAATTGAAGAAGAAAGAAAAATAAAATTAGGAGCAGTTGTTATTGACTACATCAACATTCTTTCTAATTTTAGAAATCCTAATTCTGAAAATACCTATTTAAAGATCAAGCAGATAGCAGAAGATCTTAGAGCAATGGGCGTAAGAAACGGTTGGTTAATCGTAACGGCTACTCAAATTACAAGAAACGGATATAACTCTAGTGATATCACAATGACAGACGTTGCAGAATCAGCTGGTCTTTCACATACAGCAGATATCATGTTAGGTATTATTCAAGATGATATCATGAGAGCTAGCTACGAGTATTGGCTCAAAATACTCAAAATAAGAGACGGTGAAGGTAGAGGTTCTAAATGTAAATTAGGCATTAACTATAATTACATGAGGCTTACTGAAACTGACGAAGTTACTAATTCTAATATACACAGTTTATAATATGAGAACAAAAAGAGATAAAATATTTGACAATACTTTCGAAGATGGTGGTGACTTTGAGTTAAACGGATCGATTTCATTTAATCTTAATCCACAGTACACTGATAATAGGGATGAAGAAGAAAAAATAGAAAGCGAGCAAATTAGAAATAAAATTCACGAACTAATTACTAATTCTAGATTTAAAAAATTTAATGAAATAGATGAATTTCAACAAATAACTAAATTAAGAAAATTAGATATTAATGAAGTTTACGGGTTTATGTATGATGAGCTACACGACAGATATTCTATAATTGATCTTTTTTCAGAATTATGTGACTACTTTAACATTAATCCAACCAAATTCTATTCTTCATTAAGTAACAAATATAAAGAAGACCTCATTCAAGAACTTGATAAAAAGACTAACGTCCTACAAAGAAAGAATATAAATAAACTTTTTTAATTATGATTGAGCCTAAGGTATTAGAGAAACCAGTAAATAGAATCTGGATTCTCGGAGACATGCACCTTGGAGTTCGTTCTAATTCTCTTGAATGGTTAGAAATTCAAAAGGATTTTTACGAAAACCAATTTATTCCAACTTTAAAAAGAGATGTTAAACCCGGGGATATTTTAGTTCAGGTTGGAGATGCATTCGATAATAGACAAAGTATAAATCTAAGAGTTCTTCACTATGCAGTAGATCTTTTCGAAAGATTAGGTGAAATTTTACCCGTTCATGTTATATGCGGTAATCATGATATATGGGCTAAAAAATCAAATGAAGTAAGTTCTATTGATTCTTTAAAATGGATTCCAAACGTAGCAGTATATAAAGAACCCAAGGAATTTAATTGGGGTGGAAAGAAAGTTTTATTAATGCCGTGGAGAAGAGATTCTGCACATGAGGCAGAAACCCTAGCGCAGTTCCCTAATTCTCAAATTGTATTTTGCCATTCAGAGGTTTCGGGAGTTTCTTTAAATTCTAAAGTAAAAAATCACCACGGAACAGATACAGTTTCATATAAGAATTATGATGCCGTTTATTCTGGACATATTCATTATAGACAAACTAAAGGAAAATTAAGATTAGTAGGAACACCGTATGAATTAACACGCTCTGATTCTGGCAATACAAAGGGATTTGATATGGTTGATCTAGGAACAATGGAAGAGACTTTCTATGAGAATACTATATCACCAAAGTTTGTAAAATACTATCTCACAGGTCTTTACAATGTTCCTCTAGGTGAATTTAAAGATAAGATTAGAAATAACTTCGTAGATTTATACGTTCCTTCTAACATTGCAACTACAAGTGCACTTTCTAGATTAATAAACAAAATACAAAAAATAGGTAGAAAAATAGAACCTAACATATATGAGCAAGATTCTTTCTTAGATAAAGATTTGTATGATATGGATGAAATAGAAGATCTCTATAAAAATTACAATATCTTGCACCTATGTAACACATACGTTGATGGTTTACCACATGATGACGAAACAAGAGAAAGAGTCAAAGAAAGTTTAAAGAACCTACACGATAAGTGTGCATATAATTATGACAACGAAGTATGAAGATTAAGTCTATAGAATTTAAAAATTTTGCATCTTATGGAAACTCTATTCAAAAAATAGAGTTTGAAGATAATAAGGCAGAATTACTTTTAACACTTGGAAAGAATGGCGAAGGTAAAACTACAATCGCGAATGCGATAGTATATGCCCTGTATGGAAAAGTAGAAGGTGTTAAAATGGCAGATCTTCCCAATAGAATCAATAAAGAATTATGGGTAAGAATAGAACTTTATTGCAAAGGGACTAAGGTAGAGATTGAAAGAGGTTTAATGCCAAATAGATTTAAGGTTCTTTTAAATGGTGTAGAATTTGATAAAGCGGGTAAAAAGTCAGTTCAAGATTATTTAGAAGAAGAAATATTTGGAATTCCATACCATGTATTTAAAAATATAATTATTCTATCTGTAAATGATTTTAAGTCTTTTTTAACCATGACAAATCATGACAAAAGACAGATCATAGATAAAATGTTCGGTTTCTCTATTCTTAACGATATGCAAAAGCAAATTAAAGAAGAAAGAAGAGACCTTAAAATAGAATTAGATTCTTATGAAAAAGAACTAAATCAGCTTAGTGAAAATATCGTCTCAGTTAATATGAAGTTAAATCAGTTATTAGCAGAGGCAGATACTAAGAATAAAGAAGAAATAGAAGCTTTAAAAGAAAGCTTAAAAAGATATGACGCTAATAGGATTAAATTAGAAGAAGCAAGTTCTAAAGTTTCTGAAAAAATATCAAGCAATCAAGAAACTCTTCAAGAAAAACAATCTAATTATTCAAAGCTAAAATATGAATTAGACGAATTGAAGAAAAAACTAGCGTTATATGAAAGCGATAAATGCCCAACATGCGAAGGTGAATTGACATCTTCTTTTCACCAAGAAAGAAAAAAGGAAATTGAAAATAAAGCCAATACTCTTCCTTCTGAAATTGAAAAAGCAGAAAAATCTGTAACTTCCATCAAAGACGATATTGCAGATTTAAGAATTAAAGATAGGGCTATTAACGATAAAGTTTCTACAATTAATACTAATATTAGAAATCTTAAAGGAGAACTTATTAAAATTAAGGATTCTTTAGGATCTAACAAAGACTTTTCTCATCTAAGACAAATCATTGAAGATTTTGAAACTCAAGAAAAAGAAAAAGCTAATAAAAAGGATGAAACATCTGGAAGTTATAATTTCTTAGAAATCTTAGAAGAAGTTTTAGGAGAAGATGGTGTTAAGAATTTAGCTGTAAAAACTATTCTTCCAGGCCTTAACGCTAATATTGCAGCGATGGGACAAACGATGCACCTTCCATTTCATATTAGATTTGACGAAAAATTCAATTGTTTAATAAATCACTTAGGTGAAGAAATTAATCCACTTACACTTTCAACTGGTGAAAGAAAAAAAGCAGACTTTATAATTATAATAGCTATTATAAAAATACTTAAGTTAAGGTTTCCACAATTAAATCTATTATTTTTAGACGAGCTATTATCTTCAGTAGACGCGGATGGAGTTCATAATATTCTTAAAATTTTATCACAAGTTATCAAAGATAGCAAGATTAATACGTTTGTAATTAATCACACAGTTCTTCCTCATGAACTATTCGATAAAAAAATACAAATCTATAGAGAGAACGGATTTTCCAAACTAGATATAGAAGTTATAGAATAAAGATATATAGTCTAAATATTATAAAAAAACAGAAGTCCCGATATGAGACATAAGATATTAAAATATGATGACTATTTAGTAGAAGCTACAAAAGCCGATTCAGTAGATCCATCTATTACTAATCCTTCATTAAATAGAGCAGCTCTTTTAATTGCAAAATTTGTAAATAAAAAGACAAAGAAAGACTTTAAGAAATTTCCATACACTATGTTTAGCGAGGTTGGTGGAGAAGAAAAACAAGGAATTATGTTTTATTCTAGTAAAGGAACAGAGTCCTTTATGGTAACATCAGCAACTGCTAAGAATCCAGGTATTGTAGGTTCTATAGTTTATTTTTCAGATGCTGCAAATATTCAATCTGACTTTTCTATTTCATCTGAAACATTCCCAATTGTCAAATTAGTTGGAGAATTTGTTAGATTAATGGATAAAAAATACGCTGCATCTATACAAGAGTCAATGTTATTGGAAAGAAGAAAAAATAGAGCTTTTTCTAAAGAAGAGATTAAAATGATTGAAGCTAAATTATCATCTGGTATCGCAGTAAATAAAATAGCAGATGAATTAGAAGTTCCTTACTCTTCTATCATGAACATTAAGAAAGGACAGCAGGTTAAAGTTAAGCCTTCTCCAATGGAGACAAAAAATGAAGCGACACTTGACGATAAAGTAAAATATCTAGAAGAGACTATGGAAGATATTTACGAAATATCAAGAAGAGTTGCGGCTGGTGCATTTAACTCTCTATTTATTTCAGGTAGAGCGGGTACGGGTAAAACGTATAATGTAGAAAGAGCAATGAAAGATGAAGGTCTTGTCGATGAAGAAGACTATGTGCTAGTATCAGGTGCTGCATCTGTAATTATGATGTACAAGAAATTCTACCAATATAGAAATAAAACATTAATCTTTGATGACTGTGACGCAGTATTTAGAGATGAAAACGGTAGAAACCTAATGAAAGCAGCTTTAGATACAAAGAAAATAAGAAAGATTTCTTATTTAAAAAAGACTAAAGCAGTATACGATCCTAAAGACGTAAGCCCTGAAGAAGCATTTAATTTAGAAGAAAATGGAATTGTTCCTAATTCATTTGAATTCTCAGGAAGAGTGATATTTATTTCAAACTTAGCAAAGGATAAAGCAGATCCAGATGGAGCAATCAGATCAAGGTCAATTTTAGTTGACGTTAATCCAGATGATGCAACCTTGATGGAAAGAATGGAAAGATTATTACCTCACTTAGAACCTACGGAAATGCCGCTTGAAGAGAAAAGAGAAATATATGAATTTATGAAAAATGCAAACGATGTTTCTATGAGAACGTTCGTTAAAGCAGCTGGTTTAAAAATGTCAGGTTTACCAAACTGGAAAAGAGCAGCAACAAGATACCTATAATAAATGGCAACATACAATCTTAAATATAATTCTGACGACGCGATAATTAGACACATTATAATAGGTCTTTTAGCCGATTTGAATAATAAAGTTTGGTTTCAGCGACAAGTAGATAAAAATACTAGAAAAGACATAGACGTTCCCTTCTATTATTCAATCACTGGAGACGATCAATTTCTAAGAGATAATTTTTTATTTACGACTCCAACCGGAGAAGACTGTTATCCAGATCCTGGGTTTGCAGATGGAAATTACGATGTAGTTCCAAGAGGAGTTGCAAGAATATCTTCTATTTCTATAGATTCTTCTAAGCTTGTAAATAGAAGAATTATGGGAGAATATACGAGACTAGATCAAGAAGGATCTCTTCAGTCATATTCTTCTGAATTTGAAATGATACCTATAACACTAAACTTTGACATTGAAATCTTAGTGTCTTCGACATTAGACGCACTAAAGATTACGGAAATGATAATCAAAAGATTATACAAATCTAATTACTTTAATGTTGAAGTTGGACACTTAGATGAAGGAACATATAGACTAGCGTCTTATTACGCTCTCCCAGACGACTATACTGTTGAAAGTCCTATTGATTTTGGATTTGACGATAAAGATAAATATAACATTACGTTTCCAATTGAAGTTAACTCATTTATTCCTTCATTCTCAAACACACCTGACGGAGGAGCTGGAACTGGAGGCGAAGGAGGAAGTGTATCTTATGGGCCAAATGGAGCTAGACACTATGGTGGAGGTGGAAACTCTGAATTTCATTCAGGTAATAGAATGTTTGAAATTAAACAAAAGTCTATTACTTCCAACCGGGGAGAATCTCAGAACAAGCAAATTCAAGCAAAAGAAGACGATCCTAACATAATTGATGAAAACGACATATAATACAGATATATACATAAATAATAAAAAATTAAATAAATAATAAAATGGCAAACATATTAGCTCCTTTCGTAAAAAATGAAGAATCTCTTCAATTCTATTTAAACGGTAGAACTTACGAAATAAAAGAAAATAACGTTGAAATTATTGAAAATCCTAAGAATTCAAATTTACTATCTGCTATTTCTGCATTTGAAAGTTTCGAGTTTTTAAATGAAACTATAAGATGGTATCACGGATCTACTAAATTTATTTACAATATCGAAGAAGGTAAATTTTACAACAACAACACTGAGATCTTAGAATCTTTTTCTAACTTTGCATTAAATAGCGGTTTAGTTAGATACGAAAATAAAAATAAAGCTGAGTTATTTGAAAGTCTTTCTTCTATTATAGAAAACTTTATGGTAGTAGATTTTGCTACTACATACAAGAGAGGAGGTGTCACTGTTGATTTATTTAAATTAGATGAAAATCTATTTATTTCAAGATACAACGAAGACACCAAATTATCTAAATTTTTCTCAGCATCTGCGAATGAAGCAGTAGAATACATTAAAGCTGAAACATCTGAAGATGCATCTCCAGTCGTAATCGAAATGCTAGAAGGAGAATTAGCAGAAGAGGCAAAAAAATCTAAAGAGATTTCTAAATATGAAGATATGATTTCTTTCTTAAAAGACCAAAGAGGTTTATTAGCTGAGGCTGATAAATCAATTGAAGAAATTAAAGAAGCTGATTCTTTAATTAATTCTGAAATTAAATCTTGGGAAGAAAAGATTGAAGCATTAAAAGCATAAGACGTATCATCGAATTATAAAGAAGGGACCATCGGTCCCTTTTTTAGGTAATAAACTTTTTAACATTTGAGAGTATAATCTGTATAAATAAACAATATACATTGTGGCTAAAAGAAGAAAATCAAAAAACTATCTAAATAATAGAGATCTTTACGATCAAATGGTTCTTTCTAAAGAGCAGGATAAATTAACCAGAGACGCAGAAAAAATGTTAATTCTTCTCGCAGAAAAGGCAATTAACCGTATGAAATATGTAAGCGAAGACGACAGAAACGATTGTCTACAGTTTGCTATTTTAGATCTTTTAAAATATTGGAGAAATTTTAATCCAAAATATCCAAACGCATTTGCCTATTTTACGGAAATAGCAAAAAGGGGTTATGCAAAGGGATGGAATAAGATTCACCCTCAAAAATATAAAGGAACTTTATCCATAGACAAGGGATCAGGCAACTCTGAAAATCAAACAGGAATTTACAGCATCTAATGTCAATAAAGAATGTTAAACCAACTAAAAATTCAGGATTTAATCAAGGTTATTTTAAACCTAATAATCCTTCTAAATATGCAGGACCTACTCCTATCATATATAGAAGTTCCTGGGAACGTAAGTTTATGATGTGGTGTGACAAAAATGAAAAAGTAAGTATGTGGTCAAGTGAACCAGTTGAAATACCCTATTGGTCAAGGCAAGATTCTACTAAAAGAAAATATTATCCTGATTTTTATTTTAAAGCAATTCAACCCGATGACAGTGTTAAAGAATATTTAGTAGAAATTAAACCAAAACAACAAATTCAGAAGCCTGAACCACCTAAGGTAAATTCTAAAAAAGCACTAAAATCTTATAAGTTTTTGGCTGAGCAATACGTTAAAAATATGGATAAATATAATGCAGCTAAAGAATTCTGTTCTCAGCGAAATTGGAATTTTATAGTATTAACAGAAGAAACGATAATCAATGGATTACATTAAACATATAAATTTTAAAACATGATAGCAGTATTTGATGATTTTATACAAGACGAACAATTATTAAAAGACATTTTAAAAGAAGGAGATAACTTTTATGTTCCAACAGGGGATTATAAATATTGGAAAGGATGGTGGAATAAACCTGCCGCAAATATTAAGCAAAGATTGGCAGAATATATCTGGAAAGATAATCTTCCAGTTAAATTAAACATGGAAGTTAATGGATTTGAATATTGGACGGGTTTACAAACCGCAGCAGAAGATGGTAGAAGAAATTATTTAGAACTACACTTTGACGATGACGTACAGTATAGACAAAAAACAGGAAATAGAATGTTTCCAGTTTTAGGATGTGTTTACTATCCACCTGGTTTTGATTTTAAAGGAGGAGATTTACACATTTATACAGACGGAGAAGAAAACACACCAGAGGTTATTAAAACTAGACCAAATAGATTAGTTATTTTTAACCCAGGTGAAGTTGTTCACGGAGTTGACACTGTAACTGAAGGAAAAAGAGGAGCAATTGCAATAAACGTATGGGCTGAAGAGCCATGGTCAGTTGGCCAAGGTTTTATTAAAGTTGAATAAACAGGATTAATGGGCTACATTAAGGAAGAAATTAAAAAATTAGTAAAGGGTAAGGGTAAGGCTAAAGCGTCTAAGGAATCTTTATCTTGGTTCGAAGATAGTCTTAATGATAGAAAGAATAAATCCGTTATGCCAATAAGGTCTAGGTTTATTCCAGGTAAAATGTATATTTTTGAATATAACCCAATTACTGAAGGTATTCCATGGTATGATGATAATCCTATTGTTTTGGCATTAGACCCGTATGACGGAGATGATATAGGAATAAATGTTTCCATGTTACCTCCTAAGTTTAGAGAACAATTTTTAGATGAAATATATGACAGATATCAATCTACAATAAAAAGAGCTTCAAAGACAGATAATGCTAAAAATCAACGAGGATTATTAACATTTTCATATCAAGGAGCTAAGGCATATTTAGAGCAACGTGGATATGATTTTGCAATTAGAAGATATAAACCTTCTAGAAAATCAAATCAGGCAGTGATTGCATATAAAGATTGGTGTAAAATAGCTATTTGTGATTTTAATTCTTTAAATGGAATAACAAAAAATGAGCTAAATAGATTATTTGAAGATCATCGTAGAAAGAAGAATATATAAAGAGAAAGTATAATACAATTGTAAATTTAACACATGGCAGGTTTTATAGAAAGAAATGGACCATTAAGTACCGGTAAAAGACCGTTCACACTAAGTGATACACTAAAAAGACTCTCGTCTTTTGGAATGTATTACGATGATTTAGTCTTAAGGCAGTCTCAGGCAATAGGTCCAGTAGAAGATGAATTTGGATATGGCCAAATGAATCAAATGGGTCTAGACGACGATAATATGTATGGCGCATTCGCCGCATTATCGATGGCAGACACCAACATGAGAAAAAATATTCCTTTCTTTGATCAAGGCTATGAAGGTAAAAGAGACGAATTAAGAAGATTTTCAACCCATGACGAAATAGAAGATATATTAGATATTTTATGTGATGAGTCTATCGTATATGATAACAAAAACTTTATTGGAAATCCAGAACTTATTGGAATGGATGTTTCTGAAGAAGTTACTAAATATTTAAATAAATCTTTTAGGGATATTTACCAATACTTTGGTTTTAATCAAGATCAATCAGCATGGTACTTCTTTAGAAAATTCTTAATTGATGGTTATCTTTCTTTTGAAATTATTTATAGCCCTGAGCAAGATCAGATTATAGGATTTAAAGAAATAGATCCTATTACATTAATGCCAGGTTATAATAAAGATGACGGTAAAAAGGTATGGATTCAATTTAAAGACGATCCGGTTAAGGAGAGGGTCCTATATGATTCACAGATCATCTATCTTTCTTATTCTTCAATAACCACTGCATCTAGGGTAAGTTACTTAGAAAGACTCGTAAGAGCCTTTAACTTGATGAGAATTATGGAACATACTAGAGTTATCTGGGCAGTTACTAATTCTTCGTATAGAATGAAGTTTATTATTCCTGTTGGTGGTAAATCTAAAACAAGAGCAAAACAATCTCTTGCACAATTAATGGGTAATTATAAAGAAGTTGTAGACTTTGATTGGGATTCAGCTACATTAGCGACTAATGGAAAACCAATGCTTCAATTTAACAAAGAATACTGGTTACCATCTAAAGAAGGAGAATCTCCAGAGATTGAAACTTTAGGAGGAGACGGTCCTGAATTATCAGATACAGAAGCACTTAAATATTTCAATGATAAATTAAAAATGGTTTCTAAAATACCATTCAATAGATTTATGTATGAAGACGGTGGAGGTGACTTTAATTTAGCAGCCGATGGTATGATTAGAGATGAAATTAAGTTTTCTAAATTTATCAAAAGATTACGTTCTTCTTTCCAAGAAATTTTAGTAAAACCACTATGGTTACAAATGTGTCTTAAGTTTCCTGAATTTAAAGATGATGCAGGGTTTAGAACTCAAATAGCTATTCAATTTAATGAAGAGAATATGTTTGCTGAATTAAAGCAGATGGAAATCATGGAGAAACGATTAGACTTTATATCTACAATGCAAGATTCTCTAATGAAAACAGATCCAGTTACTATGGAAGAAATGCCATACTTTGATATGGAATTCTTAGTTGATAGATACTTGAAATTATCACCTGACGATAAAGCAGCTAATTTATCATATAGACAAAGACAGGCTAAAGAAGATGCAGAAGAACCAGAGGTAGATCCAATGGACATGGGCTTCTAGAAAAAGAATATATAATCAATAGTGAAAATATAAAATAAGATGGCAATAATATTTTACGTAAGCGAAAAGAATAGCGAATATACTCAAATCAATTTTTTCAAGACAGAAAAAGAAGCATTGAAATATGGTATATCTAAATGGTCAGATTTTGACATGTTTGGTGACCCAGACAGCAAAGAAGATTCATACGACGAGGATAACGATACATGGTGGGAAGGTGAATCTATTAACCCAAGGGGAGATGGACTTTTAATGTCATGGGAAGAAGATCGAGTATATCTACAGAGTGCTGATGACGAAGAGGCAAGAAAATTCATACGAGGTTCAAAGCACTGGAGTCGAGGTTCCGCCATTTTCTTTGATAGTTTCAAAAAAGGTATGTACGGGATTTTAGGTAATGGAACAATAGAAGGTAAAGGTTACACATGGACATTTGAAAAAGGTAAGGTTAATGAATCATATACTGAAATGAAACACTTACAAACATTTAAAAATTATTCTTCAATAAAGGAAGATGCCAGAGAAGTAGGTGAAGAATCTGACGTTATCGTTGATGACATTCTCCTAGATTCAGGTGAAAAGATTAAATCAGCTGAAATCATAGGAGTTATTAAAACTAGCAAGACTGAAAAGGAATTTAAAGAATATTTCTATGATGAATATGGAAATAACGCATTCACGGAAGAGGATATGCAGACTCTTGTAAAGTATTATTTAGAAGTAGAAACAGAAGAAACTGCTAAAGAAACTGAAGAAGAGGAAGAAGAAAAGAAGAAAGAAGACGGTGAAGAATCAGGTGGTGATTTATCTGGCGATTTAGCAGATTTAGAAATATAGAAAAAATGAAAAATCATTATTCTTCAAAAGATATATAAACAAACATAGTATCAAAATATATGAATACGAAAAACAATCTATTAATCCTAGAAAGATCTTCTAGTGAACTGGAATTTAAACAAAAGGATGGTATATACGTCCTTGAAGGAGTTTTTGGTGAAATTGACAAAAAGAATAGAAACAATAGAATCTATACTGAGTCAGAATACGTTCCTCAAATTGAAGCTCTTCAAGCGAAGATAGGTTCTTCTAAACTATTAGGAGAATTAGACCACCCTCAAACATTTGATGTATCTTTAAAGAATGTATCTCACATTATTGAAGAATTATCATATGATAAAGAAACAAAACAAGTAAAGGGTAAGATCAGATTATTAGATACAGAAGCAGGCCGCCAGGCTAAAGCTTTAGTTGATGCTGGTGTTCCTCTTCAAATTTCATCTAGAGCAGCTGGTCAAGTTGAATCTAATGGAACTGTTAAAATTAAACAATTATTTACGTATGATTTAGTTGCAGATCCAGGTTTTGAAAATGCAGAATTAAAAAGAGTAAATGAATCATTTGGATTCGAAAACGATTCTGACATTCAAATCTATGAAATTAGCGATACAAAAGAACTTTTAACAACCGAAAATAAAACTGAAACAAAAATGGCTGAATCAAAATTCGTAAGTACAGAAGATTTTAACAAATATTCACAGTACTTATCAAGCGAAATCAAGTCTCTTAAAGAAGAAGTAACTTCTTTAACTGGAGACGAATCTGTTAAGTCTGAAGTTGAAAGCGTTAAAGAATATTCAAACTATCTTGCTGAAAAATTAGAAAAAACAATTGAATACTCTGCATATTTAGCCGAAAACTTAGATAACACGATTACAACAAATAACGAAATATCTGAGAAATTAGATAATAGCATTTCATACTCTGAGCATATTGCTGAAGGTGTTGAATCAATTAAAGATTACACTAACTATTTAGCAGAATCTTACAACGAAGGTGCTACAACACATGAAAACTTATTAAAATACATTGACTATTTAAAAGAAAACTTAGAAAAAGTTACTGAATATGCAGAATACGTTGCAGAAACAGTTAATTCTAACTTATTACTAGAAGATGAAGCTGGTAAAGAAGTTGAAGAAATTGAAGATGAAGACGATTCTACAGATGTTACTGAACCTACAGTTGATGCTGAAGGAAATGAACTAGATCATGGTGCCGAAGTTGAAGATAAATCTGACGAATTAGAAGATGAGTTAGAAGATACAGTTGACGATGCAGGTGATGAAGAAATTTCTGAAGAAGAAGACGTTGAAGCAGTTGAAGAAACTGAAGAAGACGTTGAAGAAGGTAATGCATTTGGTGCTGCAAGAGCAAAAGCTATCGCAGACGGAGAAGAAGAATTTACAGTAGATGGAGAAACTTTCAAAGTTAAAGATGTTGACGCTGAAGATAAAGAAAATGCTGAAGAGTTTGTAGAAGAAGAAGTTGAAGCTACAGAAGAATCAGAAGAAGTTGAAGCTACTGAAGAATCAGAAGAATCAGAAGACGTTGAAGAAGCAGTAGATGCATTAGATTCATACAAATCTGAAATTACTTCTAAATTATCTGCTTTAATTGAAAAAGCAACTGCTAAAGAAAATTCTAATCCTCATTTCTTTAGATTTATTTCTGAAGCTAAGAAATCAGAATACAATGAATTATCTACTGAAGATCAATCTACAGTATTAAAGGCAGTAGAAGGTAAAGGATTCTTAACAGAAGGACAAATTATTACTCTATGGAATTCTTCATTAATCAAAGCTGATAACACTAGCGAACCTAATGTTATTGCAATGATGCCAGAAGAATATAAAGAAACATGGTCTAAATTATCTGAAGCTAAGAAAACAGCTCTTTTAGCACAATCTAAATATCATAAGTTAGAAACTTCTTATCAAGTAAGAAACTTCTGGCAAACTAGAGATCTTAGAGACGTTGCAGTAGTTATGGAAAAAGTAGAAACGGTAAATGAAGCTGCAGTTGAAGCTCCAGCTAAAAAACCTTTATACGATTTAACTAACGTAAAAGAAGAACTAGCTAAGAAATTTAAGAAGTAATATCTTAATATTTTAAGAAAAACGTAAAAAACGTAAATATAATAACAATATATAGTATATCGATAATCAGATAAGAAGAAAAAATCTGACATACATCGAGAAGATCTGAAAAGATCGATTTAAACAACCATTAAAAAAAACAAAATAATAAAATGGCAAATTTAATTAACTCTGCAGAAGTTAGAGAAACTTGGGCTCCGATCATCGAATCAGCTACAGGTATCAACGAAGCAGAAAAACTAGCGTGGATGTCAGAATACTGTCATAACCACAAACTTTACGAAGATGCTCACATCATGTCTTTAGGGACTGCTGGTAACATCTACGGTATGGGCCCTGCTACATTACCTTCAGTTGACGCTAACGGTAATGCAGTAAACGGTTCAGGTGATAAAGCTCCAACTTTATTACCATTAGCAATGCAAGTTGCTGCACAAACTATCGGTTTAGACTTAGTACCAGTTGTACCAATGGCTGGACCAATGGGTCTTTTATCTTACTTAGACTTCGTTTACGAAGGTGGTAAAATAGCTGGTACTACTGCTCCAACTTACGTAAAAGCTTCTGCTGCTCCAAATGACGGTAGAGATGCAATAGGTGAGTCAAGATTAGATGGTATGTCAATCTATGACGTTTCTGACGTTTCAGGTACTATCTCTGCTGCTTTCCCAGACGACACTAATATCGAATTAGTAAAAGCTTTAGAAGACCACATTAAAGGTTTTGCTGCTGCTGATAAGGATGGTAATCCATTCTCAAGAGAAGCTGGTGAACAGACTCCTGACAACATCATGGGTCTTTCTTTATTCTCAAAAAGTGTTGCTGCTGAAACTTTCCAAGTTGCTGCTGCAGTTACTAGAGAGCAAGTACAAGATTTAAAACAATTCGGTGTTGACGCTGTTGCTCAAGTTGAGTCAGTATTAACTAACGAATTAACTCAGTCAATCAACAACTTAATCTTAGCTAAACTTAATTCTTTAGGTAAAACTAACGTTACTCAATCAGGTGCTTCTTTAGACTTAAACTTAGGTCAAGGTGCATTAGGTGGTGAGACTATCGCTTCTAACCATAGAAGAATCTTAACTTCAATCCTTGCTGCTGCGAACTTTATCGCAAACAGAGGTAGAAGAGGTGCAGGTAACTTCTGTGTTGTAGGTCCTAAAGTGGCTACAGCTTTACAATCAGTTGCTGGTTTCGTTGCTAACCCAATGGCTAACACATTATCACAAGCAGCAGGTGCAATCTACCCAGTAGGTTCTGTAGCTGGTGTAAATATCTACACTGACCCAAGACAAGAATGGGACAATGCTAACGGTTACGAAGTAGTAGTTGGTAGAAAAGGTGACGGTAATGGTCCTGGATTAGTATTCATGCCTTACTTAATGGCTGAATCAGTACAAACAATCGCTGAAGGAACTATGGCTCCTAAAGTTGCTGTTAAATCTAGATTCGCATTAGTTGAAGCAGGTTTCCACCCAGAAACTCAATATGTTACATACTTAATCGAAGGTTTATCTCTTTAATTAGAACTAACTTTTAGATTTTAATATTAAAGGTCCTCTATTTTAGAGGACCTTTTTTTTGTTTCGTTGAAACTTAAATGGATATATAGTCTATAACAATTATTAAATTATAATATACTAAGATGAAAACATTCGAACAATGGTATAAAGCATTTACAGAATCCAACGAAGATAACATTCCAGTTGCTAAAGATTCTGCGTCTATTGAAGCAGGAACTGCAACAGCAACTATTTCTTCTTCAAATCCAACTGATATTTCATCAGATGATTCTCATTCTAAATTAATGAAAGATTGTGACGATATTATTAATTCTCTTAAAACTCTTTCAGATAAATTAACAGAATCAGAAGAACAAGATGAGGCTATCAACGAATCAAATCCAATGACAGCCGTAATTATGCAAGATCCTATTATTATGGGAGCTATTATCGGTTTAACAGCAATTACTGGTGCAGTTATTGGAACTACCAAAGCGGCGGTTGACGCAAAGAGAAATAAGAAAATAGCTAAAGAGGTAGATAAAGATTACGACAAGCTTAAGAAGATCACAATGCAAGAACTTAAAGTAGAGACTTCTGTTAAAGAGCTTGAAAAAAGAAAAAAAGAATTAACTTCAGGAGGGTCAATGGAAGAGGCTGAGGCGGCAAATAAACCAAGTAAGGCTGATGTTGATTCTAAGAAAAAGGAAGCTCTTAAGAAGATGAAAGCCAAATTAGATATTCAAATTGAAAATTTAAGAGGTAAGCAAGAAAATCTTAAAGAAGCTACGGACGAATTTAAATTGGGCCTAGACTCTAAATACGGAAAAGAAAAAGTATATGGATTTTTTTCAGGAAAAGTTACATCTCTTATCGCACAAAAGAAAGATGAGATTTTACAAGCCGAAACTGAGTATAAATTGAAATACTTAGCAGACGATATGGATCCTGAAATTAAAAAAGATCTGAACGAAAGATTACAAAAGGTTAGAGCTGCTCAAAAGAAAAGATTAACTAGTTTAAAAAATGAGCAAGAAAAGGAAGCTGAAAAATTAGCAAAGGCAAAAAAAGAAGATCCTGCAGTTGCTAAAGAGTGGGAAGAAAATAAAGATAAATTACAGCCTAAAGAGGAAGAAGATGAGAAGGAAGAAACTCCTTCTGCTGAAGAAACTCCTTCCGCTGAAGAAACGCCAGACGATAAAGAAGATGATTTCGACGCATTTGGTGTTGATGATGAGGAAGAAACTCCCGAAGAAGAAACTCCCGATAAGACAGATAACTCTAAAGAAGGAATGACTAAAAGAATTGACTCAGTCATTAAAAAAGCTGAAGAGTCTGGTGATGAAGAAAAACTTAAAAAGGCAAAAGAATTAAAAGATAAGATTCTAGCAAAAGAATCTTGGCAAATTGAAAATACAAAATTAGGAATTTTAATAGAATCAGAACTTAGAAAGATTGAGCATTCAGAAATAATTAAAGAATCTTTTTCAATTAAAGATCGTTTCTCAAAACTAATCTAATTTCTTTTTAGAATTTTTACGAGCTAATTTTAAGAACTCCTGTTGTTGATTCAGCAGGAGTTTTTTTACATGTTTTCTAAACTCAACCGAAGACTTTAATATACGGCTATCCACCATAGGAGCCAGCAGGGCATCATGATAATCCGGATGAACAAAGTTTTCTAAGCTAAAGTCATCTGTTTTAGATCTAATAGGTTTACCAGATAGTGCGCAAACCCAATCTATAGTGTTGTAACTTTCTTTTAAATCTTCCATTTTTACAAAAGAATCAGTAGACCAATCATAATAGAATTTTTCTTTAGGAGCAGTGTATTTATGTTGACATACTCCAAAGATAATATGAACAAACTGATCACTTTGACATCTTTCTCTTAAAATTGGATTTTCTATCAATAATCTTTTTTGTTGTCTTGCAAGATTAGACAGCTTAATTCCAAACCTATTAGAATAAGGAGAATGAGTAGGAACTCGTTCTATTTTAGGATATTTCTTATTATATGCCATATAGTATTTATTCATGAAACAAAGGCTATCCCATGAGTATAACTACTAAACAATTTTACATGGTTCATACACTGTTCACAGAAAAATATCGTCCAAGTAACTTAGACGAGTTGATTTTACCAGAAAGAGTAATGTCAAAATTTAAAGATGGTCTAACTCAAAATGTACTTTTAGCCGGAAGCCCTGGTACTGGTAAGACATCTACTGCGAAGGCAATTGTTAAACAATTCGGACTTCCGTACATTTATATTAATGCATCCACAGATACTTCAGTCGATGTTATTAGAACCAGAATTATGGATTTCTGTTCCACTATGTCAATCTTAGACGATCAGGGTAAAATGAAAGTGGTTATATTAGATGAGGTAGATGGTGTATCTGATCAATTCTTTAAAGCGCTTCGTGCTACTATGGAACAATTTGCATCTAATTCAAGATTTATTGCAACATGTAATTATGTAAATAAAATTCCAGATCCAATTCTTTCAAGGTTCGAAGTAATTAACTTTGACTTTGACAAAGAAGAAGAAAGTGAATTGACAAAGAAATATATTAGACGAGTATATGATATATGCGGAAAAGAAGAAATGACAATAGAAAAACCAGCATTGGTTGAATTTGTTCGCAGAAACTTCCCAGATCTTCGCTCGACTCTTAATAAATTACAAGGATATAAGTCTGAAGGAACAAGTAATATTACACTAGATGATGTTAAAAAGTTTAACTCAGTGTATAAAGATGTTTTTGAATTAATCTTTAATGAAACTGATCCAGTTAAAAATTATAAATATCTGGTTGGGGAATATTCAAATAGAGTTGATGAAATTCTTCAAACCCTAGGAGAAGAGTTTATAGAATATATTCAGTCTGAAAAAGGAAACAG